CATAGACGATGCTGTTCTTGTGGGCGATGTTTACGGCGATACTCGCAAAATTCCCCATTTTTCCCGTATCCGATACAATTATAATGGTGATGCTTATTTTATGCACTATGGACGGCGGGAGTATTTACGGGAGTATGTACGAACTAATTATCCCGATTGATTTTTTACCTGTTTTCTGAAGGGTTTTCAGGTTAAAAAAGCCCTATTCCATGAACATTTTTTAGAATTTGGAGGATTTTTACAATGGAAGATTTTAGAACTTTGTATATCGTACGAAATACGCCGACAATAGCAGAAAATGCGCTTAAAAATTATCTTTGGAATAATAAGGAAATTTCCGAAACGATCGAAAAATCTTGCAATCATGCAAGGGAATATCATTATTGCGACGTGGGCTTACTCCGTGCGTCGGTAAATGCACAACTCCGTCAAGTTTTGGGAAGCAAGGAAAATTTTAGAAAATTTTTGAATGAACAACGCGCAACGCTTATTTCTCCGTCTTGCAAGTCTGCTAAAGAATATCTTGTAAAAATGTGGGAAACGGAAGAATCTTTGGAAAATGTTTACAATTTTTTAAGGAGGGCATAACATGGTAAAAAATAGGAAACGCAAGCGCCGATTGAATCCCATTTACTGGATTTTCCAGTATTTGGGCGGTCTGGTAGCTATTGAAAGTCTGTTTTTCATTCCGTATTTGGTCGAGAAAATTTTAGGAGGCTGAGTGATGCACACTGTAAAATACTGGGACAAAAAATTGCTATCCTTGCAACGTCTGGCCGACTCTGTAGGCTATGATATTGACAACGATACGGATTATATCGCGGCTTGCGCTTGTCAGCCTACGACGTATAACGAGTTTTGCAAAATGAAGTATCCACGCCCGGAGATTCTGTCACTTTTTTACAAGGTGGTCGAGCGGGTGCAGAGTGTAAAAAATTGTAAATAATTTAAGGAGGATTTTACCATGGAAAAATATACCATTGACGAGCTGCTGGACGTGCTACAATGGGCGCGGGATCGTGCAGCATATTTTCGCGCGTGCAATAAACCCATGCCGGGCGCGTTGTATGCTGCGGATTGTAAAGCGGATCGGGATGCAGAAGCAGAGCTATACAGACGCGGATATTATACGGCCTGAGACGGCATAGCAAGTCCGCCACGCCGCAAACAGAAAAGACAAGTAAACATAGCCGGACGCGCTGAAAAGCCCGTAGTGAGGCGCTGAGCGGCTGAGAAATGGAAGGAGTAAAATATCATGAAAAAAGTAAATGCAATGACCGAAAAACAGATAGAAGAATTCTATGACGCTTGTCCGTCTGGCTATGACGTGGAAGAAACGCGCGTATTTGATATGCTATCTTTGCAATATGTCACCGTATCCATGCGATATATTAAGCTGTTTTGATTATGATCTGCAATATGTTTTACAAGCCCGTTGGCGGTCTGCTGACGGGCCTTTCTTTGCTTCCCTATGTTCCTATATCCCCGGCATATTTCGCGCCGTGTAAAGCCACTAGAGCCGCCAGGATAGCATTGTACAATATGCACAACTGAAACGGGTTTGTACTATGCAATCTGCACAACTTCCAACTTTTCAGGATATTTCCATTTTTTTACAAATACGGTTAGACGGCTCTAACTTCCATATTTTCCCACCATGCTTTACTCAAATGAAGTGAAAAATCGAGGGGTCGAGCGCACACAAGCGCGAGCGCACATTACATTTTTTACATTTTTCCCAGTAATATACAGTACATATAATGGATCGGCGCGAAAAAAATCGACCTGGATTTTCTCATGCGCGTATGTGCGGATTAGGTTGAACGAATTTTCCCACAGTAATATAATACCTATATATTATTGCGGCGCGGCTCAGGGCAGGCGTGGCGGCTCGAATTAGCTATGAGCCTATCTTTCATAGGGTGGATGTGAACTCGGCTTATATCGGCTCAGATGGCGCGACACTGCTATGATGCAATCTGCTCTCATAACTTGTTTGCCGTATATCATGTAGACAAGTTATTAGCCGACAGCTACACATTATTTGGCGATGGAAAAATGTGTGAATGCACATAAATCTACCATGAAAAAATGTGATGATGTAAGTGAATATTCATATGAAAAATGTGAATGATGTTGACTTTGATACTAATATAAATCATGATATGTGCATGAAAGTAATGTTCATATTTATATACATCAAGATGCGTATTGTTTATAAATATATCTATCTATATCATGTGTATTATTTATGTGCATGATGATGTAAATGTATCTGCATATGAATATGTAAATGTATATGCAGATGATAATGGATATGTATGTAGATATCTATATATGCACGAGCTGGAAAATGAAAATTGATTTGTGAGATTGTAAATCTATTTCAAAAATGAAAATCCAAAATCGGAATTGATATTTACAATTGGAAAATCAAAATTGAAAATCGCTATTGACAAATCAATTTATATGTGTTACAATCCTGTTACAAATTTGATTTCCAGATAGGAGGTAGATAGAAAATGGAATTTGAATTTGCTAGTTTGATATGGGAATCAGAAATTGAATCTTGGGTCTGCTCATGTGGCGCTTGCTATCATAGACCAGACCGACCTCTCCCCTCATATTGTATGAGATGTGGCAAGGAATGGATTAGGAGGATTGTAAAATGAGAATTTATGGACGTAAATTGATAATCATTATTATTTTTATTTTGGCCGCTATTGGTTGGATGGGCTGGCTTGAATGTAAAGTTGACGCAGAGAATGTAAAATGTAAAACACAAAAGCAGAATGTAGAGATCGAGACAACGGCTGTTGAGTTAGAGCCTGAGCCTGTAATTGAAAATGATATTCCAGAGATTGAATTGGAAACAGAAATCAATTCATGGATTCCAATTTCGGAATTTGAGGCCGCGCCTGTTGAGCTTGAAACAAAAGCGTATACTAATTATAAAGTAATTGGTAAAGGCGGCGATTCAGCTCAAAGCAAATATATTTATAATCATCTAACAGTATGTGATGATGGCTATTTACGCGATAAGGACGGCTTTATAGCTGCTGCATTGGGTTCTTATTTTGGCGGTTATCATGCCGATTCCATTGGTACAAGATGGATTTTTGTATGTAAGGACGGCACAGAAATTCCGATTGTAAAAGTGGACGTAAAGCAGAACGAGCATACAATGGATGCCGAGCATCGAATTGGCATCATCTCAGGACGTTATGATAATTATGGTAATTCGGTACGAACTGGGGAATATATTGAATTTTATGTAGATGTTGATAAAATCAAGGGGCTTGAATATACAAATTCAAATCCGTGCATCAATACAACGCCTGATATGGATGGGGTCATTGTTGGTTGGTATCAGGTCGAGGCTGAACGCGAATCTATGCCTGAATCAAAATCTGAAATCGAATTAAGCGATTATGACCGCTGGTTTATCGAATGTATGGTGGCCGGTGAAGCCGGTGGCGAACCGTATGATGGACAACGAGCAGTGGCACAGTGTATCTATAATGCAATGCTCAAAGACGGCCTAACGCCTCAAGAGGTTAAAATCAATTATCAATATGCAGGATGGAAAGAGGGGCTATATGACGCCGATCGGAAAGCATGGCAGAGTGTACATGATGCTGTGAGCGCTGTGTTTGACAATGGCGATTTCGTGACGGATAAGCCAATTCTATATTTCTATAATCCTGCTATTGTATATAGTGGTTGGCATGAGGCTCAAGAATATTGGGGAAGCATCGCTAACCACAAGTTCTTTTATCTCGTCGAAGATGAAAATGCAGAATGGGCAAATATCCTCTTGACAAATGTAAATGAATATGGTATAATTGAGCCGTAGGTGATGATGATGTATGCACTATATAACAATAAATACTATCTCATGCAAAATGCAATTAAGCAATTCGTCCCAACAACTGAATTGAATGAGGCGTTTCAATTCATTGATAAAACCAAAGCAGAAAATGCGCTTTCTAATCTGCCAAAGCAAATGCGCAATCTGGGCTATTTTGTGCAACAGGTTGATGTACCATCCAAACCCGTCGATTTCGACCAGTTTAATTCAGAATTAGAATTGGTCAATTATGATTCAGCATTGGCGCAAATTGGCTCGTTCTGTGATCTGCATGACCAGCTTGTAGCAAGGGCAACATGGGTCGAATACAAACTGCAAGAGGTGGAGAATAAAATTCAGGACGTGCTTCATGCTATTGAGTTTAATTCCTATAATGCAAGAGATGGATATAAGATATATAAACTGCTACATGATTTACGGCTCGAACGGCGCAAATATAAGGATGAGCAGATTATAGCCGATGTGATGAAAAGCGGCTTTGCTGGTTCAAATTGGAAATTGGTTAGAACTAGAGTGAACGATCTAAAAGACCGACAATATCATGTTAGAGAAATGGAGGAACTGTTTGAATGATTGAAACAACGATTTATAAATGTGAATATTGCGGCGCAGAATTTGATGATGAGTATGAGGCGCATTGCCATGAGTATGTGTGCCAGTATGAGGATGTCAGGAAGCGTAAAGGAAGTTGCCTTGGATTTTATAGAGAAGATGGGACAGAAATCAAATTTGATGTACAGACTGTCTATGATGACCTAGAAGATATGGCGGCATTTATTGTTGGCAATGATTCTGATGTAAAATTTGTCGTGGGATTGTTGGGTTGGATTGGCTATGATGCCCCATTCGGCACCATTACTGATGAGACGCATCCAGACTACTATGGATTGTGGTATTTTGAACCAGACCTGCATTATGGTGAATGGGTACGAGTTGATGACCAGATCAAAAAATGGACATATATTAAAAATAAATTTGAAAAAGGCACTTGACAAATCTAATCTTATATGGTATAATCCAATTATCAAATGAATGGAGATGATAATATATGGGGTTAGATATTAGAATTAGCCGCGCTAAGCCGATCTATTGTCCGCATTGCGGTGAATTGGTTACATATCGAGCCGTTGATACAGTTTATGGTGGTGGCTCAAGTTGGTATGAATATCTTGAATCTATTGGCTACTATAAGCCATATGTAAAAGGGCAACCGTATTCACAGCCCATGTATGGTAAAGATATGGCGCTTAACGATAAGCAGGTCGGTGAGTTGTTCAAATTTGTAAATCACCCTGATTTTGAGGGCTTATGTCAAATGGATAGCGTATCGCGCCTGATAGAATCTGCCCGTACAAATAAGGATAAAATTGTAATCAATGCAGATTGGTGAGGATTGAACTATGTCACTAGAAGTTAGAATTAGTAGATATAAACCGACTAAATGTATCCACTGCGGTGAAGTATCAAACTATAAATATATTACCCATTATTGCGATTGCGATAGTGAATGGATTCCATTTTTTGAATTTGTTGGTTATTTCAAAACAGACGAAGCTGATAAAATTGTAAAGCTAAATATGTACGGCGATGATATGTATTTGAGCAAAGAGCAAACAGTTAATCTTGTCAGATTTTTGAAAAAGTGGTATAAATTCGACAGCGATATAAGTATCAATATAATGCACATGGTTGAAGATACCATGTTTGATGATGATGTAATTGCTATTAGTGCAATTTGGTAGAGGATTAAAGTATGCTTAACGCCTATTTCAAAATCGGTGATTTCATTTGCTGTGTTGACCGCTATGACCGAGAAACTGGACTATGGGGATATAGATGTGATGAAATTCCAGTTCTCAATGGCTGGACTTGTGAAAAATTTATTGAAATGAATAAAATTTGTTCTTGACAAATGATGATTTTTGAGGTATAATATGAACAACGCGTTAGTCGACTTTATAGAAATAATGTATAAACAGGCTGAAATATCAAAAGATTCGTTAGATATTCATTTATATATTGCGAATTGTGCTGGCGCTTGTATGTATGAATATATGAGAACCGGAGAAAAATTTGCGGTTGATTTATGGAATGATGAATGGAAAGAAAAATTTTATAAATTGCTTGAAAATAATTCTTGACAAACATCAAATCTTATGGTATAATACAGATGTGGTTGAGAGATTGGGCAACCTCAATTACAGTTCTTCATTGTGAACCTCCTAGAATATAGTCCTGAGCATGACGATAAAAGGCTCAAATGAAAAAATAAAAGGGTAGCGACAGAGTAATTAACTGTTGAGATAATGATGCCTTTCCATCAAGCCTTTTATATAAATTAAATCTTGAAAGGAAGATTAAGATTATGAAAGAATCAATCGTAGGAACAAGACAAGGTATTTATGACGTGCTATATGAGTGCGATTATAAATCAAATGACAATCATAGAATGTTTCATGTAAAATGCTCAAAATGTGGATTTGAAACAAATATGATTATGCACCAGATTAAATATGTAAAAAATTGTCAACATTTGAAAGCCAATGGCGATTATCAAACATATGATATGGTGTGGCGAAATAAAAAATTATCTTCTATATTTAGAGGAATGATTGGTAGATGCTATACTAAAACAGATAAGTCGTATAGGTGGTATGGGGCAAAAGGCATAAAAGTTTGTAAAGAATGGATTGATAACCCAAGATTGTTTGAGGATTGGTCTATTGAACATGGATACCAAGATGGTTTGACAATAGACAGAATTGATGAGACAAAAGATTATTGTCCAGAGAATTGCAGATGGATTACAAGAGAAGAAAACGCTAAATACAAATCAACAACCGGGGTCATGACCGTAGACGGGAAATCTTATACAGGTAAGGATTGGGCTAAAATTTGTAACGTTGGTACGAATGTTATAAATACCATGCGCAGAGAACACGGTGAAGAATTAACAAAAGAATTTATTCATATACGACTACAAGACACAACTGTTAAAAAAGAACATAATAACTGGCTAAAGACATATAATTTAATTTAATAAATATATATCCTGAGTAAGATATAAAACTGCTCAACCAATATGGGGCGTTACGTTACTAGGAAACGAGGCGACTTATAATCGCCCAACGAGAGTGCAATTCTTCTCACGCCCTACCACGATACAATCTGAATCTAATGAGGTGTTAATATGAAAGTATTCAAAGTATGGGTAGATGAATGGTTCTATGATGATTATGATTCGTTCGTATGCGTTGCAAACAGCGAAGATGAAATTAGAAACCATATTAGCGTTGACAGGTATAACCGGCGTATCATTGATATGAGCGGTAATGACAATCACGAAGATTCTGTTAAGTTTGAGGAGTTTCAAGGTGAAATCCATATTGAAGAAGTAAATCTTAACGTAGATGAGCCGTACATTGTGTGCTCAAGTTATAATGCTGGATGAGGATGAGGGGATAATATGAAATTGTTCAAAGTATGGGTTGACAATGTTGAATATGACGCATACGATTCATTTGTATGTATAGCAAGAAGCGAAGATGAAATTTGGGATAGCATTAAAATCAATAAACACAATGAAAGAGTATTCCAATTAATGGATGACGAAGGATTCATGGATAGTGTTCATTTTGATGATTTTCAAGGAGAAATTCATATTGAAGAAATTAACCTTGACGAAGTAAGTGTGCCATATATTGTATTGGCTAGCTATAATGCTGGATGAGAATGAGGTGATAATATGCGACTATATTTTGATATTGATGACAACTGGTACGAAGGATATGATTCCTATGATTTTAAGCAAGACGTTAGAAATGGCATAGTAAAATCAATAACAAAAAATCTATTAACAGAAGGCAAATACAGATTAACAGAAGAAGAAGCGCGTCAGATTGTTAAAGAAAACAAAGCTGAGATTATTGATAAGGTAGTACAAAATGTGAGCGACGTAATTCTCAAGAAGAAAGAAATCAAATCGCTTGCGCCGTCTTTTTCAGAGTTGAAAAATGCGGACGCTCAAGTGGTAAAGTATTTTGAAGAAATGGTCGATAAGGCGATTGCCAAGAGGTTTAAGTAATATGGAAAAATCTCCGCTCAAGGCAATCCGCCAACACTGCTTGGAATGTAGCTGTGGCTCGGCTTATGAAGTCAAGAATTGTGTTATCCATGATTGTAATCTATATCCGTTTCGCCTAGGCACCAACCCGTTTCGTACCCGATCAATGACAGACGAACAGAAGCAAGCAGCGGCAGAACGACTCAAATCGGCTCGTCTGGCAAAGAAATCATTGACTAATAATGAAGAAAATTCAGATTAGTTGATTAGGTAGGGTAAAGTTGTAGGGTTAGATGTTTAGGAAAATTTATTGATTATTAGTGTATAGAAAATAATGCTTGACAAATAAAATCAAGTATGGTATAATTGAGAATGTAAAGATGATGGTGCTACGAAGCCCACAGATGACGTTATCCATGGAACGCCGGACTGGGGAGTACAGGAGCTGTAGTAAATGGAGTGAGATGAACAGCCATCATTATGTTGGGAACGTGCGTGAGACAAATGAGATAAGCATGAAAGCGGGTCGCAGTCGTGCGAAAGACCGTAATGCCAAGTAGGGCGCACCAGTCAATCTGTTCGGCATAATGAAAGGGATTGGGATTGACAAACAATACAATGCCCGACAAGATTTGAAGATAACCGTTAAATCTATATCACATCTCACTGACATAGAGACAGGGTAGAGTTTGAGACATCGCCTGATAACGAGTAGACATTTGCTGTAGCTGGCAATAGTGTTCCATTGGCACAAAGACACAATGGTAAATGTGATATAAGGGCAAAATAACATCATTCACGAGTCGATGCTAGAAATAGCTATGAGGTAGGAAGTCGGCTTGAGATAAAATATCTGCGTGTGATGAAATTGCTAAACATACCGCACTCAAAATGCGGCGGCGTAAGCCTTGTCGGTTGGAGTCCGACCACGCAGACCAAAGTCCACTGCTTGTTGGATGCATACGACTTGCTAAACTGAATAGGAATCCAATGCTTCTAATGGGTTGACGCTTAAAGCCCATTACCATTGACCTCGCAAGCCTATACTTAGCATTGTAAGCTGAAATCGCGTGGTCTTTTTGAAAATCTTAAAATCCTTTGATTTGTAAGGTTGAGATAATGAATTGGTCACATGAATCTCGATCTAGTTTATAGGTTGTAATGCTAGTTGCCGAATAGCTGATGGTTGACCGCCTAATGCTATGAGGCAACGCCTCAAATCCTCATTGAGTGCGCATTAGATGAGGTGTTTGCTGGTTGACAGAAAACCGGACAAAGAGAGATATTCGGCACAGGCTCATAGCGCGGTGATAGCCTATTCCGCGCAAACAATATAGGGCTTGGGTAAGAGGACCTTGTAAGTAGTTGATAGTGGAACAATAACCCTATATATCAAGTCAATATGCGCATGAACATTGAGACTTGTTTTAATAAAATTTTATTAGAAATTGAAAGGAAATTAAAAGGAATTTATGACCAAGAAGGAACTAATCAAGTTTGTAGCAGATAGCACAGAGAATACGGTCAAGGATACAACTGAGATCGTAGACACGTTCATTGACTATATCAGACATAGCCTAGTCCAGCATGAAGATGTGGTGATTCATGGATTTGGCAAGTTCACAACCAAGCTGCGCGACGCTCGTACTGCTCGTAATCCACAGACCGGTGAAACCATTGAAGTTCCTGCCAAGTATGCTCTGACGTTTAAGCCGACAAGCACACTAAAGGCAGAAATCAATGAGTAAATAATCCTCCTGTTAAAATCCCTATGGTCGAAAGATTATAGGGATTTTTCTAAAATAACACTTGACAAATCGCCGCTATGGTGCTATACTTAAATCATCAAATGGAGGAGCTGAACATTATGAATGAACTGTTTGTTATGAGCCTTAAGGCAAAGCATCGTAGCGAAGGTACAATTAGAGAATACACCAAAGCCATCGATAATTGTTTGGCGTATGCCAGCAAACCTGAAGCCGAGATTAAGCCAATCGACCTTGAGCTGTGGCAGTCCAGTATGAGTAATCTCAGCTTTGCATCTGTGGCTCAGAGAACATCTGCGGTTCGTGAATATTTCAAATTCCTTTATCGCAATGAATTTATTGGCCGCAATCCTGCTGAGATGCTTGAAGCGCCGCAGATTAAGAATCGTGAACAGTCGGCTCTTAATGGTGAACAGGTCAGGGCAATGGTCAATGCGGCAACTAATGAGCGCAATAAGGCGATTATCATGATGCTTGCTCAGACCGGCTTGCGTATTCATGAGCTTGCCAATATCACGCTTGAGCAGTATGAATCCCGTAGTAATAATGTACTGGTCATCCGTGGTAAGGGCGATAAGGATAGATTGGTTGGCTTGGCTGATGAGACGATCAAGCTGATTGATAGCTATATTGCTAATGAGCGCAAGGATGGCTGTGAATATCTGTTTGTTGGTAATCGTGGCAATAAGATGGATGGCAAGAATACTAGCGCGATGCTCAAGGTATGTGCTAGAAAAGCCGGTATTGAGAATTGGGAGGAATTGCATATCAGCAATCATACGATGCGCCGCACATTTGCTACTATGATGTCTGAGGCTGATGTGCCTATTGAGGTCATTAGTAAAGCAATGGGACATAGCTCAGTTGCTATCACTGCAAATAGATATATCAAGCGCACCGAGCAGAGAGCAGTAAACGCAATGAGTGTTGTTAATTTTTAATTGAGGAGGACATGAACAATGATGTGGGACGATGTATTCAATAGTCTCTGGGATGAAATTATGAAAGAAAGGATGAATAAAGATATGAAGCTAGAATACAAATTCTACGAAAAGAATCTAGCCCCTAAGTGGCTAGAGGGTGATTATGACCTGCATATTGAGGGCAATCGCATGACGATGACGAGTAAGGATGGTAAGAAGGTCGAGGCTCGTTGTCATCCAGAGGATAATTGGCGGCTACAGGTTGGTATTGATGAGCTGAAGGAAAGAATGACTGAGGCAAAGAAGCCAAGAGAAATTAAGGTTGGGGATAAGGTAAAATTCGTATTTCTTGATTTTTATAACCCAAACAAGCTCTGTGACTTCTTTGACACGGCTAAGGTTGCCACGTATGATATTCTGAGAACTACGTCAACTGCTCTTTCTGGTAAAGCTCCCAGTAGGGTATATATATATGAAGTCCTCTATGTTGGTGACCATCTTGATAGCTCTATCAATAAGAATGTTCGCGTCGCCCTTGTAAGACATAAAACGACAGACGTTGAATTTGTTGTGCGTCTTGAAAAGCTGGAGCTAGTGTCATGACCGATATGCATGATGAAGTTGTAGAGGCTGTTGTAGAGCATTACAAGGGCGCTGACGAGGACATTGCGGCTGATTGCTTAGTATATCTATCTAGTCTAAAAGTCCTGCCACTATCCTACACAGCCGATACAGCCCTAGAATCAATGGGGCGATGCCCTGTTTGTGGTTGTAAGCTAGAGAGATATACACATAGAGAGTTGCATACTGAGCTAGATGAGCCATATTATGAAACATTAACAGAGGTCTATTGCCCAAATTGTGATATTCCATATAGAGAGGGAACATATGTCGGATAATGAACTGTATGATATTCTGAAAGCAGAGCTTGAGCCTAAATTTCAGAGCTATTTCAATCAGGGTTTAATGACCGGATGGGATGCTTGCATCTATGAGATTGATAAGCTAACAAGCGGCCTAACATCTGCTAAAGCAATTAGGGAGGTCATCAAGCGCAAAGTGGCTGAAGCTAATGCAAGAGGTAAAAAGAATGGATGATGTATGGCGGTTAGTTGTATATATGCTACTATGGCTTGGCTTAATGCTATATGAAATCAAGAAAGGCGATGTATGAAAGAAAAAGATAATCTATTGCCACTATGGATTGCTGGAGGAGCGGTATTGTTTGTATCAGCCGCTATGCCGCTTATTGATTCTGTAATTACCTGGATTTCATCTGCTATCAACGCACATATCAATCGTATGCAGATTGATTTAGAGCTTGACCAGAGAGAAGCACAAGCTGCTGCTGAGACGATTAAGCCCAGTCCACAGGTCACACAAGCCATTGGATTTCACGTCGATTCTGAACCTGATTATGAGGAGGAACATGAATGAGTCGTAGGCCTAAGCATATTTATGAAATTCCTTGTATGCGTTGTGATTATCAGCCAAATTGTGACCGATATATAAAAGTTGACCCACGCATGACCGCACAGAGAGATAAAATGTGGAATGATGCTGATTTGAATTGTATGGATTGTGTGCTCAGAAATGTGCTAAAGATGAGGAAGGATGGTGCTAATGCCAGCTAAATCATCTGGCACATCCAAGCCATATCTACATTTCATTGGTGGTAATGCCGCATCTGTAACCGGCTCATGTACGATTGTTAGATTCGACAATATCAAATTAGCTGTTGATATGGGTCTAATTCAGACCAATAATCTAGTAGCTGATTATCGTGCCAATCGTGACCAGATGAAGAAAATCAAACCAAAGACGGTACACGGCGTTGTTATTACCCATATACACGCCGACCATTGTCTTGGGTTACTTGCCGCTGTTGCTATGGGTATGCAAGCATATATCTATATTCCTCAAGGTTCAATCCCTATTCTCAAGATAATGATGGATGATTGCATTAAAATCATGGCGCAAGATAGCTTAAAGATGCAGAATAAACATGGTATCAAAGCGCCGCCATTGGCTACTGAGGCTGATATTGATAAGGTAAGGCAATGGCTTGTCGAAGTACCATTTGGTGTTCCTACGACCATTGTAGGCGGTGCAAAGCTGACGTATTATCATGCCGGTCACATCATTCATTCTGCTCAAGCTGTATTGGAAATCAAACAGGGTTATAGCATCAAGCGAATTGGCTTTACGGGCGATTTCAATACTGAGGCTAAGAGCGTATCTGTACCACCAATCGAGCCATTGCCAAGATGTAATGTGGTGGTTGGCGAATGCACATATAGTGACCCGACTAGATGCTATAGCATGAAGAAAGACCGATGGTATGACGAGCAGATTATCAATGCGGCTATATGTCAATATAATCGTATCTTGATGCCAGCTTTTAGTCTACAGCGCGTAGAGGATATTCTTGATGTTCTATGGCGTACACGAGCTACAGAGCGCAAGATTGATGGGCAGATGATTCCTGTTTATCTTGATTCGCCGCTTGCTTGTCGTATTTATAGAGCGTGGTCAGAGCAACTAGATTATGAAGATAAGCTCAATTTGCGGCTAATTGAATCATGGGAAGAAAGCCAAGCGATTCAGCAATCAAATGAACGCGCCATCATAGTAGCTAGTAGTGGTATGCTCAATGCTGGACGGGCTTTGGCGCATCTCAAATATATCCTGCCCAATAGCCACAACGCCGTGCTATTTTCTGGTTATGCTAGTCCTAATACGCTTGCATATGAAATCAAGCATGGAGCAAAAGAAATTATGCTTGATGGTGAAATTATTCAAAATAATGCTCAGATATATTGTTTGAATACATTTTCATCTCATGCTAATTATAACCAACTAATGCAATATTATCAGAATATAGATTATGATAAATTATGTTTAGTACATAGTGAATTTTCAAGCAAAGTAGAATTTGCCAATACTCTACAAGATGAGCTAATCAAACAAGGTAAATCAAGTAGAGTTGTATGTACTCAACAAGATCAAAAGGTGTGGTTGTAATATGACGTTTGGCGAATTTATAACGAAGAACTTTAAGTTACAAGTTGCTCATAAAATTGATATTGCTTATGTGGTGACAAATGTTAAACTGCATGACGCTTTGATTACATTTGACATGAATATATTCCGTTATATTTATGGGACAAACCCAAGATTAGCTGATCAATGTGGCGCAATTCGAGTTACTATCGAATATGAGAAAGATAGGTTTTTAATTGACAAACAAACAAATCGTGCAATGATAGATATTGAAAATGATTTGGAATGGCTTAATCAGAAAGAGTTGATTGACGTTAAAATCCTAAGAAAAATTAAATAAACCCTCTTGACAACCGTTCCAATCTATGATATAATTCAAGTATCAAATGAAAGGAGCGGTTGTTGTTATGGACGATAAATTCAAGTTGCCAGTTCTTACAGAAGAACAATTTAATAATTTGTGGAACAGATTGCATAGCTATAAATGGTTTAATGATATGATAGATGAAATCATGCCTAAACCATCTTTGGATTTTGACCCTAATAATAGAGTAGTAGATTTTAGAACTGATAAAAGGGCGAGAGGTAAATAATTATGACCAATGAAAAACTATATGACATTATTAAAGTATGGCGTGATTCCTGTGATATTGCTGGGTTGTATCTAGTTGCCAAGGATATGGATACCACACTGAAGCAGCTTGAAGCCGATATGCTCATTGAGCAGTCAAAGAAATCTGGCACTAAGTCAATCGTAACTGCGGCGAATAGAATTATCAAGAACGCTGAATTGCGCAATAAGCCTATGCTTGAAGGTATGTTTACCAATCAGACAAGAGATGGCTCAACTCTGTATTGCGTATGTGATGGTTATGTAGCTATTAGATTCAACGAAAATCCGCTCCTGCCTGAGATTGATGAAAAATGGCATGGACAGGAAATGCAACTGGAGCAGATTGTTAGACCAATATACGACTCTAAGGAAATTACCCTGCCTGATATTGGCAAATTAAAGGTTTATATCAAGACACATAAAATCAAGGAAAAGAATAATCCTAAGAAAGTAGCTGATTATCTGCTTAATGAAGAATTGAATCTTTGGGTCAATCCGCAATATCTACTTAATGCTATGGAATGTCTGCCTGATTGTAAGGCATATGCGGCAAATAGAATCAGCCCGATTTATTTCAAGGCTGAAAATGGTGATGGGTGTGTATGCCCGGTGTATCATAAATAAGGAGGAATAAAATATGTCGTGGAAATATCGACCGCATAGAGGCACGCTTAAAGAATCAATGAAAGAATGCCGCGAATTTGATTCATTGGCAGACGTGGTTGAGTATGTCGCAAGCGAATGGGGCATTCAGAAGTTCGACATAAGCATCAAATATGTATGTGACGACAATCGTATTGGATGGTGTCCGACGTATTATATTTGTACTGATACATTTGATGGTAAAACATATAGTGAAATACCACAATGTATTGGGATGTGTACGGAAGTAGAATAAGGAGGAATAAAAAGATGGAATACAAAGTTGGGGATATTATTAAGCTCAAGAATGAAGCAGGTGTATTTAAGGTTGAGATTAAGAGCAAGATTCCAACAACAGATGCTATTCGAGGCTCTGCTGACGATACGGTATTTGGAGGTAAAATGCGACTTGAAGTACACCACAGAAATTATGGAGAATATATTATTACCATGACAAGCCGCGAAGCATCTAAGGATACAGGCAAAATCATCGTATGCTTGCTTGATACTTATAATGATGAGATTGCATATTATCTTGGACAGATTGTTCAGTATGAAGAAAAAGAAGATGTCTTTGAGTTGATGAAATGATGAACTATAAACTAATGTTTTATGACTTTGAGGTGTTTAGATACGATTGGCTGGTCGTGTTAATCGACTACACCTCAAAACGTAAATGTGTAATACATAACAATGTAGAGCGATTACGGCAAGTATATGAAAAATGTACTAAGCTGGGCTATATATGGGTTGGTTATAATTCAAGAAATTATGATGCGCCATTGCTTAAATCGCTATTGTGTGGCAAAAACGCATATGAAGTAAACGATGCCCTAATTAACAAAGGATTGAAAGAGCATCAAATTTTAACCAAGGAACAAAAAGAGCAATATCCTTTGCTTAATTTTGACATTAGTGATAAATTCCATAGCCTCAAGCAATTTGAAGGATTTATGGGTCAACAAATCAAAGAGTCTGATATTGATTTTACTATCGACCATCCATTGACTAAGGATGAGCTTGAGCAGACAATATATTATTGTACACATGATGTTGAGCAGACTATTGAGGTATTCGACGCAAAGCATGAGGAATTTGATAGTCAAGCATCGTTGATTGAAGCATTCAATTTGCCACTTGAGGATTTCAATAGAACTAAGGCGCAGCTTGTCGCTAAAATTCTAGGAGCAGTCAAGCAAAAGCATGATGATGAATTTGACATTATTTATCCTAACACATTGATTCTGGATAAGTATAGATATGTGCTAGAATGGTTTCAAGACCCAAAGAATCATAGAGTAGATAAATCACTATATACCACAATAGCCGGTATCCCACATGTTATTGGATGGGGCGGCATACATGGGTGCATTGATAATTTCCAATACAAAGGAAAGATTCTATGCGCTGATGTGGCATCCCTATATCCATCTATTATGATTGAGTATGGCTTGCTCAGTCGTAATGTCAAAGACCCTGAGTTATATAGACAGATTAGAGATACGCGCCTAAAGCTAAAGAAAGAAAAAAATCCAATGCAGAAGCCGTATAAGATCGTGCTTAATTCGACTTACGGGGCATCTGGTGATGAGCACAATCCACTCTATGATCCAAGAATGTGCCGATGCGTTTGTGTAACAGGTCAGCTATTATTGCTTGACCTAATTGAGAAAATCGAGCCATACTGTAAATTGATTCAGTCTAATACTGATGGTGTATATGTCTATTTTGAGGATGAAACAAATGAGCCGATTGTTGAGCAAATCATGCACGATTGGGAAAAGAGGGTGAGTCTGTCTCTTGAATTTGATTACGCTTCAGCTATCTGGCAAAAGGATGTAAATAACTATATCCTAGTTGAAGAGGACGGCCCGAAAAGCAAAGGCGCGTATGTAAAAAAATTGAGCAAGGTTGATTACGATTTGCCTATTCTTAACAAAGCCCTCAACTCATATTTCATCTCAGGTACGCCCATTGAAGATACAATCAACAACTGTAATGACCTGATTGAATTTCAGAAGATTGTCAAAATAGGTGGTTCGTATGTCCATTCTATGCACGGTGATACAGTTCTAAGAGAACGTGTATTGCGCGTATTCGCCTCAACAAGAGAATCGGATGCTGGTGTATTCAAGGTAAAAGATGGCGGCAATCCTGAAAAGATGGCTGGTACGGCTGATAGATGTTTTATCTACAACGAGAACGTCATAGGTGTAAAAGTACCAGATTATCTTGATAAGCAATATTATATTGATGAAGCCAATAAGCGACTTAACGATTTCTTAACAGGTAGAGGTCAATCTAAGGTTAAGAATGAAATCAAGGGCGTAGATAACGAAATCAAGACTGAGATAGAATTGATAGGTAAAGAAAAGCCATATCCGTCATTTCTTGATTTGCTTGACGATTTACCTAACCTGAAATGCGGTTATTCGCAACTTGATAAATTGATTAAACTGGGCTATCTTGATTGCTATGGTTCTGCTAAAGCATTGCTAATTGGCATTGATGTGTATAAAAATTTTTCAAAATGCAAGACAATTAAACTTGACAAATGGGCTGAAATGGGTTATAATATAGATATGCTTGAACCATATGCTGGTAAGCTAACAGAGAAAACAGCTAGTCAGCTTGATAATCGCGGTATCATCTTATCAATCCTGCGCTCAATGAAAATGCCTAAAACTACTATTGTTGATCGTATTAAATGGCAACTTGAGTATCTAGGATATTGTACAGTTAGCGACCCAAATTCAGACCCTAATGATTGGCTAGTGTTAGAGGTAAAAACAACAGGATATGGTACGGTTTACGTAAAAATTTATAATTTGTGCTTTGGTGTTGAAAGAACACATAAAGTAAATCGACAATATTATAGCAAGAATCCAATAAACGTTGGCGATTGTATTAAAGCCATCATTCAAGAAAAAGACAAGTATAAAAAAAGTGAAGATGGCGAATGGATAAAAACAGGAGAAAAAGAAAATATTATAAAATGCTGGAAAATACTTGACAAGTAAGCAATTTTATGGTATAATATAATAGAGGTCAAAGCTGGGTTGCAAACTAGCTTAGTTTAAGAGGGTTGCCTATATCAACCCTCTACTCTAAATAAATCTTATATAGGGAGATTGATAAAATGAATAAATTAGTAGATATGACTGGGCAACGATTTGGTCGTTTAACCGTTATTGGAATTGGAGGGCGCACTAAAGAGCCAAGCGGAAGATCTAGACCGTTATGGAAATGTATATGCGATTGTGGAAACGAAGTGTTAGTGCTAAGAGACAATTTAATTCACGGAAGAACACAATCTTGCGGGTGTTTCCATTTAGAACAAAAATATAAAGCTCATAAAAAATATAACATTTATGAATTTGATGGAGATATATGCAAGGGAAAGTTGTCAAATTCTGATGAGTATTTTATTATAGATACATCTAAGTATGATTTAATAAAAAATTTTTGTTGGTTAAAGTCAAAAAATGGCTATGTTGTTTCTCGTGATGGGAATACAAAGAAATTGACATATCTACATAGGATAATATTGAATAATGCGCCAAATAATATGGACATAGATCATATTAATAGAAATAAATTAGACAATAGGTTAGAAAATTTAAGAATTTGTACACATGCTGAAAATATGCAAAATTGTGAGAAAAATTCGTTTGAATTAACTGAGGCGGGAGTAAGATTTATAGAAAGAAACACACTACATCCTTGGATAGCCACGATTTGTTATAAAGGAAATAATATGTATTTAGGTTCTTACGAAACAAAAGAAGAAGCTGTATTAGCAAGAAAGAGAGCAGAAAAAGAAATAAAAGGAGAATTTTCTCCAAGATGAAAGTATGGAAGAAATTGGAGGTATAAATAATGGATGCTGTTGAATATGTAAAACAACGTAAAAGAATGTGTGATTATTGCGGCGACTGCGATAAATGCCCCGCAAAGAAAGTTGTTGGGTGTGCATCTCTTACAAAAATATCACAGATGGTTCCTATTGTAGAGCAATGGGCAAAAGAACATCCTGTGAAGACGAGGCAGAATGAATTTTTTAAGCAGTGGCCGGATGCAGAGATTGGTTATGATGGATTGCCGACTGTTGCTCCATGCCAGTTGAATGTTGAGTTGCTTCAGTGTGAATCTCAGAAAGATTGTGAGGATAGAGGAGTATGCGGCAAATGCCGTTGTGATTTTTGGCTAAAAGAAATTGAATGAGATTAAGGAGGATTAAGTAAATGTTTGGATTGATTTCAAAGAAGAAATTTGTTAGCGCTGTTGAAACTCTATTAAGAGATAGCGCAGACAATAATAAAGCAACTGACAAGGACGATCTGTATTGGCGGTTTGGTAATGCTAATGCGGTGAATTATATCTGTCACAAGGTTGGTGTTGACTTCACAGCACTTGAAAAGAAGATTAAAAAGGAGGCAATTTAATTGGGGTAGCAGTTCTTATTTTAGGTGAAAGTGGCTCTGGTAAATCAGCGTCGCTTAGAAATTTCAAGCAAGAGGATGTTGGCATCCTAAATGTGGCGTCTAAGCCGCTACCGTTCAGAAATGTAAATAAGCTACAGAGTATGAATAAGGCAACATACGCCAGCATCAAAGGCGCGGTATGTAGTGGAAAGAAGCTAAGTTGGGTCGTAGATGATGCTCAATATCTTATGGCATTTGAGAGCTTTGATAAGGTAAACGAAGTCGGGTATGGTAAGTTCACTACGATGGCTAAGAACTATGAAGATATGTTGCGTGTTGTTCAGGAAGATACAAGTCCTGACACAATTGTATATATCATGCAACATATTGATACTGATGAAAATGGCAAGGTAAAGGCTAAGACGCTAGGCAAGATGCTAGACCAGCAGCTTACCGTAGAAGGACTGTTTAGTATTGTCCTGCTATGTAAAGCAGATGAGCGAAAGCATTATTTTATCACACAATCTGACGGCTCGAATCCATGCAAGTCGCCAATGGGCATGTTTGATTCTCTTGAGATTGACAATGACCTAAAGATGGTTGACGATACAATCAGAGAATATTATGGGCTAAGAAAGGCAAGTGCGCCAAAGGCTAAATCTACTACTCCAGCTAACAAAGCTGAGTAAAATATAAACAATTTTTTATTTATTTTTAATGAGGTAATGTTTTATGATTAAGTACAATAAGAATGAATGGGATGCAGCCAAGGCAAGCGGTGTTGGTAGTGGCAATTATGTAGTGCCGATTGGTGGCTATATTTGCGCTATCAAAGATGTAAAAGATGATGAATCCAAGAATTGCGCCGTTTTTGATTTTGACATTGTAAAGGGTGAATATGACCATTTCTTCTCAAAGAAGTTTGCAGAGGATACAAAGACACGCGGTAGTAATGCGTTCTGGCAAGGTCGATTCTATTGCAATTATGACAAGGACAATATTAGCCGTTGGAAGGGTCTAATCACATCTTTTGAGCGGTCTAATCCGGGTAAGTTCACATGGAATCCTGAAGCGCCCGATCTGTCTAAGATGAAGAACAAGCTAATTGGTCTAATCATTAGTCAAAAGGAAAAGGGCGGTAAGGAAGGCGGCGTATTCCTTAACAACTATGTTGTCGCATATAAGAGCGTAGAAAGCATTGAAAATGGCGATTTCAAGTTGCCCGAAATTAAGAGGCTGGATGGGACTACAGTCACAAAGGCATCGTCCGTAAAGAATGACCCAATTTCAGATGCTGATTTTGAAGCCATGTTCCCGTCTAGTAATACTCAGAACACAGAAACATCACAGGTTGATACTGATAACAGCTTCAACTGGGATGATGATAACCCATTCTAATCTATAAAAATATTAAAGGCGGGGCTTGACAATCCCGCCTTTTTATTATATAATAACTGTGAGGTGATAAATAGATGAAGATTCTTGAATTATTTGCAGGAACACGCAGTATTGGTAAGGCTTTTGAGGAACATGGACATCAAGTATATTCTATTGAATGGGATAAAAATTTTGAGAATATTGATTTGTATGCAGACATATCAACCGTGACAGCTCAAGATATTCTTGATAAATTTGGATATCCAGATGTAATATGGGCAAGTCCAGATTGCACCACTTTCTCAATAGCGGCAATATCTCATCATAGAAGAAAGAATCCTGATACTGGAAATTTGGATGCTGTAAGTGAGTACGCGAAATTCTGTGACAAGGTAGACCAACACGTTTTAGCGCTTATCCGTGAGCTGAAGCCAAAATATTATTTTATAGAGAATCCGCGCGGAGGCATGAGAAAGATGACGTGGATGCAAGGATTGCCAAGATACACGGTAACATATTGTCAATATGGTGATACACGAATGAAACCGACCGACATCTGGACGAACCATCCAGATCCTAAATTTAAGCCGATGTGTCATAATGGCGACCCATGCCATACGCCAGCTCCAAGAGGTGCAAAGACGGGTACTCAAGGATTAAAAGGTAGTAAAGAGCGGTCAATTATACCAAAAGAATTATGTGAACACATTGTAGAAATATGTGAAGAGTAAACAATGACAAAGTAGGTGATGATGATTGAATAGATTTCTATGTGTAGCTCAACTACAAGAGCTGCGAATCGACTTATATCAGACCCATATGAAAGCCAAATTCAGCGTCATCACCAATAATCAATGCCTCACCATGAGCCAAACATTAAGCCGCAAATGGAACGAGGCGCAAATCAAATCATGGCTCAATATGGCGCAATATATCCATCCACGAATAGACAGCTATATATATGTCAAAAATAAACATTATTATACAATGAGAGGATGCAATATACCTACTAAGCTATTGGTATCAGGCAATATCAATGAATGGAAAAAATCATTGTATTATAATGTACAATATTGCCGCATAGTTGAAGATAATGCGGCTGATAGCATGAATATAGAGATGGATGGGCAATGGCTGGATTCAGAGCGATTCTTGAATATATGCGGCGATTCACCTAGGGTATTTAATATCAAGCGTCCTGACGGCTGTGAGGGCTGTATATGCAGATTGCGGCTTGAATATGATGCAGGATATAGCATAGAACAAAATCGGGTTGTAACGCATCCTAGCGGTCTTAAAGTGGTTGATTGTAAGAGAATGGATGCGGCTATGAGCCAAGAAGAAATTGATAAGTGGATGTTAGAATATGAGATAATTTCCTCTTGACAACCTCCTATTTCTATGTTATAATTAAGCCAATCAATGAAACAGGAGGTTGTTTTATGAGCAAGCCACCTACAATTAAATGCCGTCAATGCGGTAAATCAACGCCAAAACAAGATGCAGTTGAATATAAGCCTAAATTCTATTTCTGCTGTGAGCAATGTAAGCAGGATTATATCAATGCTCATACCGCCAAGCCCAAAGCAGAATCAAAAGATGATAGGCGCAAATTGCTGGATTATATACGCCAAATCGCCCCTGATGCCAATATGCGGCTTGTGGGCATCCAGCTTGCGAAACTAATGAGCGATAATCCTGATATGACATATGGCGGCATTGCTTATACTATCAGATATATCTATCAAGAACTTGGTAAGGATGTATCTCAATCACCACTTGGTTTAGTCAAGTATAAATATGATGAATGTAAAAAATATTATACTTGGCTAAATCAGGTGAGACAGAACATACAGCAATGGCAAGCTGAAGACGGGGTTGAGACGATTGTGAAAAGAAATGATGAGGAGGATGTGTTTGGATGATTTTAATTGAATATTATCCGGGACATGATATTGGCTATGACGCCACCAAAATGTATATCGATATTTCAAGTATTCGATATATTACTCATACAACTGTCGGAGGACATAAGTACTTCGTTATTGGAATTAACGGACAATCTTTTACTCTAACAGATGAGAGCGGCAAGGATTTATTGTGTAGAATGGGGCTTGTCGAAGAATGGTTTGATTAGATGAAACAATATGTCAATGAATACGATGAGGCTCTTGATGCTCTAACTAGCGGTATGCTTGATACAAGCGATATTGAGCCGTATATGGGCGCTATTGTTGCGGCACTAAAGAAGCAGATTCCTGTCAAGCCAGAATCGACGTCGATAGTCTCTAATATGAAACAGTGGTGTCGTTGCCCAAATTGTGATATGTGGATTCTTAAATATTCTCAATATTGTGACGTATGTGGGCAAATATTAGATTGGGAGGACGTGTAAATGCGTAACGAAACGCTAAATGCTAAAATTACGGAAACTAAACTTGGCGAAGATCATGGCTGTCTAACAGCTTATATTTTTGTTGAAGGTGCTGGTTGGGGCGGTGGTATGGGTGGCTATTGTCTCGACCACTGGTGTAGTGAAGTTGGACACTATGGCTCATATGATGGATATGGTGCTATCATTGAGCTGATGAAAACGCTTGAGGTTGATAAATGGGAAGACCTAAAGGGTAAATATGTGCGAGTCCATATAGATGAGCATAACACGATTGATAAAGTTGGTCATCTAATGAAAGACAAATGGTTTAGCTTCAAAGAATATATTGAAAGAGTAAAAGAAATCAAAGGTGTGATGGAGGAATAATCATTGCTCTATGACCAAAATTCTGTTAGGCTGCTATTAGGTTGTTTACTTATCAAGCCCTCTCTTGCTATTTCTGATAAGTATCCCTTAAGCCGTGATGACTTCGTTCAAGATTTTCACCTCAGATTGTGGCAAGGCTGTGTCGCTCTGGCTAAGCGTGGAGCTGAGTCCATATCAGCACTAGACCTATATATGCTATGTAAGAATAACAAACAAGTCAATGATTTGTTCAAAGAGAATGACCTATCTGGATTTATTGATACAATTAAGCAATTATCTAATATCGACAACTATTCTATGTATTATGATGCTGTTCGTAAGATGTCATTGCTCAGAGCTTATCAATCGTCTGGTTTTAATGTAGATAAATTTGAAAAAGAGCCAGAAAAATATACAATCAAAGAAATTATTGATTATTATGATGGCCTATTTATCCATGTAAAAAAAGAATTTTATAAAGATGAGTCAACTATCGAAGTCAAAGCTGGCGATGGCTTGATAGATATCAAAGAGCAGTATAAGTCTGAGCCCGCATATGGTGCTAGTACATTCAGCTTGGCACTCAATACGGCTGTTCGTGGATGGCAAAAAGGTCAGCTTATTCTGCATGGCGCTGTATCAGGCTCAGGTAAGACGGCACTTGGACTATATAATCTAGCGCTTATTGGTTGCCCTGAACTATGGGATGATAAGGATAGTTGCTTCAAGCCAAACCCATGCTATCAGCGTGAGGCTTGTTTATATATTCAATATGAACTAGACCTAAAGAAAGAGCTAAGCCCTAAACTGGTTGGCTCAGTTAGCGGAGTCGGCACATATCATTTCCTTGACGGTAAATATGAGGATGGAGAAGAAGAACGAGTAGATAGAGCCATTGACATTATCAAACGATCTAATATCTATCTTGTTTCTATGCCGTCATTTACTACCGAGAAGCTAAGGTCATTGATTAAGGACTATGTACTTAACAAACAAGTAAAATACGTTATCTTTGACTATGTGAGTAAGCAAGCATCTGTATCTAGCGAAGTGGCGCGACGCAACAATACAGCTACTAGAGGTGATGAAGTACTTGCGGAGATTGTCAGTACGCTTAAGGATATAGCTGTAGAAAATAATATAGCAATCTTGACATTTAGCCAGACAAATGCTAATATAAATGTACAAGAGGTGCTAGATGCTGGATGCCTAGCCGGTAGCCGTGCTATGCAGGATAAGCTAGATGCTGGTTCGATTATCAATAAGCTAAGAAAGAATGAGCAAGACGTATGCGATATGATGATGGAGGCTCATTATCAGAGTAGTCCAATCAAGCCAAATAGAATCTTACATCTTTTCAAGGCTCGATTTGGTAGCACAGAGCAGAACATTAAGATATGGGGCTATCTCGATTTGAACACTGGTCGATTTACCGATATGTGGTGTACTGATGTTTATAATAAACCTATCAATGTAACTAAGACAAGGCTGGTGTATGCTAAATGATGAAAGATGTAATTGATGAATTAGTAGATTATATTGAGAATTGCGCTTATATTGATGTGCTACGGACATTGAATAATGAAGAGAATATTCTACAGAAATATGAGAGTGGTTGGTTTGATAAAGTAGATAAAGTCATTCGTGACTCCATTGCAAACAATCATGACGCTCTATATACAAGTGTGCTTAACGAGTGCTACATTGCATTTGGGCTTAGTAAAAAAGAGCGTGACGAAATTGTATCGAGGCTAAAAAATGGAGAATATGCTAAATGAACGAACTTGAATTAGCCAAAGATAAGATGAATGAATCTTGGCGCGAATTTTATTTACGCAATCCTGATATTTTTATTGAGCAATATTTCAATGTGAAGTTATTATGGTATCAAAAAATCTTGTTGAAAGGAATGGTAAGAAATGCAAAACAGTGCAAATCGTGTAAAAATGCTACAACTATGTGCGCAAGATATTGCCGCAAATTCAGATAAGCTATTGGCTGATGTACCATATTATCAAGACTGTGACATTGTGATTGGACTACGTGATGATGAAGCACCATTTGTCAAGGTGGTGCAGAGATATGTGCCAGAAAAAATTGTGCGGTGGTATAATGGGAGTAACTAAATGATTAAACGATTTTGTGATATTTGTGGAGAAGAACTTGATGTAACAGGGCATATCATTAAATTACCAAGAATGTTTCGCGTATCTGTTAGAGGTGGAAAAGGCGGCGATAAGATCATCGGCAAAGTAGACACAATGGGGTATAACGAGACAGAGGTGTGCCCAACTTGTGAATATAAAATAGCTATGTCATTGCCTATTATCGAAGAATGATTGACATTGCATCTCTCAAATCTCAGCTAACCGATGACCGCATTATAGAACTAATGGATGCTCTGGGTGCGCCATTGATGAAGGCTGATAGCAATAATTTGATATTTCCAAGTATATGTCATCAAAGTGACCCGTTAGCTCATTCCGCTAAATTATGGCTATACCTCGACTCTATGCAATTCCACTGTTGGAGCTGTGGCTTTTCAGGAGATACCATTTCTCTAGTTCAGCACGTCAAGCATATTGATTTCAATCAAGCCGTATCATATATTTGCTCGATTCTGCATCTACAAGTAGGGCAAATAGAAGAAAATAAATGTATTGATAATTGGGCTGAATTGCGCCGATTCTTGCCTAATGCTGAACCAGAGCCAGATAAGCTCTTGACGTATGACAAGTCTATATTAGCTCTATTTGACCATTTATATCCGCAAGAATGGCTGGATTATGGTATTTCAGCGGATATACTTGATAAATTTGGTATAGGTTGGTATGCGCGGCAGGCGTGTATTTCCATACCTGTCATATTTAATGGAAAACTAGTAGGCGTAAGAGGGAGATATACAAGAGAGCAGGATGTGGCTAAGGGCAAATATAGACCAATATGTACGTTGGATGGGACAGTTCTCAAATTCCCATCATCTGCTTGTCTATATGGATATGACCAAAATAAAGCCGCTATTAAAAAGTCGCGCCAAGTAGTGTTATTTGAGAGTGAAAAGTCAGTGCTAAAAGCGCCAAGCTATAATTTGCATAATGCTCTAGCTGTCTTTGGCTCTAATATAAGCAAACAGCATATACAACTATTGCTAGAGCTTGGTGTAAATGATGTTGTGTTATGTATGGATAGTGACTATAAACAAGTAGGTGATGACGAATTTAAGTTTTTTGTTGTTAAGATGAAGAAGTTGGCAGCTAAGTTAAAGCCCTTCTTCAACTGTTCGATAGTATATAACAACCAAGGTTATGATATGTATAAATGCAATATGATGGATATATCATATGAGCAAGCAATGAAATTATGGGAAAGTAGGGCAAAAATTTAATATAGCTCTTGACAAATCAACTTCTTTATGATATAATTGCTATATCAACAATAAGGAGGTTGATTTTATTATGAGTAAATTCAAAGTAGGAGATAAGGTAGCACTAAAAGACGATCCATATAATTTGTTGGGATGTGTTACCCATTTAGTAGCTGGTTGTCAGCTATATTATCTAATTGCAATGAAAGGCGATAAATATAGGATAGCTAGTGAGTCTGAAATTGTCGCATTGCAACAACTGCCAAATATGTCAGACGATGAAATCTATGATATGCTCAAGCCGAAGATGAAAAATAGCAATGTGTGGAATCATGGATATAGAGTTGCTGCTTATGATGATGGATACCATCTAGTAAGAGAGGAGAATGATGTAATTAAGGCTATTGCTCTAGCATATCGTTCTGGTTATCTTAGAGCTAAGAAAGGCAGACCGTTTAAGATTGGAGGAGAGAAAGATTAAGATTCATCCACTACTTGATTCCCTTAATGAAGCCACATTTTTAAGGGATTTACTTCATGCCTACGGGATCTCTGATGTTGACGCATATCTAAATCCAGATACTATTACATATCAATCACCTGATATGTATAAGAATATGGATGTGGCTGTTGATATGTTCCAGTATGCTAATGATAATATTCAGATTGGTATTGTTGCCGATTCTGACGGAGATGGTAACTTATCAGCGGCAATCGCATATTTGCTATGTAAGGAATTTGGAAAGAAAGAGCCGATTGTACTATTCCATTCTGGAAAACAACATGGAATTCAGGACTTGATGCAAGACATTATCGATGCGCACATTGATTTTCTCATCTTGCCCGATTCCAGCTCTAATGAGAATGATGCTTGCTTAGAGCTTGAACAACATAAATGCACCTGTCTTGTTCTTGACCATCATATCATTGAGAAAGAGAATAAACACGCTGTTGTAGTCAATCCATATCGAGCCGACAATGCGACAAATATCAATACCGACATCAGCGGTACAGGCGTTGTAGAAAAATTTGCTTGTGCGCTTGGCTCAAATCAATCTTTCAAAGACCTAGTAGCTATTAGTCTAATCTCTGATATTTGCAGCTTGCGTTCACCCGAGAACCGCAAATATGTATATGACGGCTTGACTAATCCAACCAATCCATTTATTAAATACTGCTTAGAACATTGTTGCAATCGTGGTGTTAATCCAGAGGGTGTGGCATTTGGTATTGCGCCACTTGCTAATGCACTTGCTCGTAGTGATGACCAGTCTACTAAGCGGCTATTCTTTGATGCGCTGATTGGTAAGATTGAGCCAGAAGCCGCTGTAAAGGCTATGAAAGCCGTAAAGTCTAAGCAAGATTATCAAGTCAAGAAGGTCGTAGATAAGCTATCAGATGGGCTTGACACGTCTCATAAGGTCATTATCGGCTTTGGTGAACCTGAGAATAAATCCTATTTAGGGCTTGTGGCCAATAAATTCTGTGGCAAATATAATAAGCCTACATTCCTGCTGAGAGAGCTAAACAGCACAACATGGTCTGGCTCGATGCGTAGCCCCATTGATTTGCTTGAGATTATCAATGAATCAGGATTGGCTAAATGCCAAGGACATGATGCCGCAGCTGGTATCACCGTCAAGAAAAGCAATCTCAAGCGATTTGCGCGATTCTTAGATGGGCTTGATTTGGACATAGAGCCAGACATTGAAGTGGCGGCTCAAATCGAGCCTAATAATATCACACGCAATCTTGCAAATGTGTGTGTGGAAAATAACATCCTATGGGGTAAGGACGTAAATAAGCCGTTATTCTATTGTACTTTAACATCTCCGCAGATTTATGTATATCGTAATCGTTCAACTACTGTCAAGCTGATTCAGGATGGCATTGAGTTCATCAAATTCTTTGTTAGTAATGAAGAAGCAAGCCAATTTGAATCAGATCAAGGAAAATCCATAGAGGTGGTAGTATCGCTTGGATTGAATGAATATAATGGACAGATTAAGCCACAAGCTATTATTGAGCGATATGAGATAAAAGAAGATGAAATTGATTGGAGTGAATATTTTAATTGACAGATAGAGCGCTATATGACAAGGTAATGCGGCATGATAAAATCTATTCGTTGTTATATTCTCCCATTCGTATTAAAGAGGAATCGTTAGAAGACCAAATCATTGAAATCCCGTTAACAGAGCTAGAATGGGAAAAAGATCACAAGAGTTTTGTTTATGTATGGGGTTGGCCCGGCCCAGATTATAACAAATATGATGCTTCAACATATGGTAAAGGATGGGGCTTTACTAAACAGAAAATTATTGATAGTTGGAAAGAGGTTGAAACATGAGCAGAGCAGAAAGAAATCGTCGCAAACGGACTGAGCATCCTCTAAAATATGCTCCTATCAAATGCCCAAATTGCGGCTTAATGGTAAATGAAAAATATATAGTTGACATAAATTCTACTTGTCCTATTTGTGGCAGAGAGCTATTTGCAGAATTAAAGAAAATGATTGACAGACAGAACAATATGTGATATAATACAATCAAGGGGGAAATACTAAATTATGAAAGTGGTGATTGTATATGAGTAGAAAATTAAGCTATATTCCGCGCATCTTTTCTTATGATGACATCAGAACTGAAATGAACGATGATTTACAATATCGGATTGCAACCAGAACTGCGCGTACATCACTGGGAATCCCGCTATATTATCGAATCAACGTCCAAATGATTGTAACGCAAGAATGTCCGTTCCATTGCCCGTTTTGTTTAGAGCGACAAAATCCAATGTCTGGGAACAATGATTTTAATGCGCAAATCGAAGCGCTACAACAAGTATTAGCAGAACATCCCAATGCAAGATTAACAATAACTGGTGGCGAACCCGGTCTTTACCCAGAACACATTGAAAATGTAGTAAAAATATATGCCAAAAATAGCAATAATACATTTTGTTGTATTAACACCACTGGATTTAATACTGCTTTGAACGGACTGGCGCATATCAACCTATCTCGAAATGATTGTGTGTCGAGCAACCCATCAAAATTCCCCGGATGTACAGTGCAGACTATAATGGACAACCCAACAATTACAAGTATCAAAGAATATATGAAAATGGATGCAAATAATTTCTCATTTCGTTTCCTAAGTGGCTTGGAAAAGAAAGATTATCCAATAGAGATTTGGAATGACTTACAAAACGATGATGATATTGACATACATACGTTCCGCATTGGTGATTTCTTTGTATATGCAACATTTGACTATAATGGAAAACACGCAAGGGTCACATTAGGTGATATGTGGCAACAACGACACAACGAATATGGAGACGGATATTCAAATATTATCATTCATCCAGACGGGAAAATTGGCACGAATTGGAAATAAAAAATAATTAAAATAATGCTTGACAACCTCCTGATTCTATGGTATACTTGATTTATCAAAGAACAGGAGGTTGTTTTAATGCAAGACGTATTAACCTATGAAGCATGGCTAGATGCTGTATGTCATATCTGTAATAGCTTGCTGAAAGCAAATGTAAGCGTAACAGGTAGTAGCGAATTTAAGGTGACAGCTACAAAATATCGTTGGATTACATTTGTTGATTGCACCGGATTTGAAGTAATGTACAATGAGGGCTGGGAACCGGCGTTTGGTGCAACTAAGCTGATGGAGATTATTATTGATAGATGGGAACAACTGCTAGTTGAGGAACAGGATTGATGCAAACAGTAAAATTAACCCCCATGCGCATGATATTTAATAACCCTGAATCCAATTTCTCAATTATATCATGCAGCACTAAGGATGAAACACTAGAAACCCATCCTAAATATGGTACAATCAGCCTAAAAGGAACTGGCATTGCTGACTTAAAGATGGGGCAATCCATTGATTGTATCATAGAGCCATGCGTGGACGATAAATACAAATATAGCTATAAATTCATTGGCTTCGCTGGATTTGTGGCTAAAGATGGCAAATTCAATCTGACCGAAAAAGCCGAGCTACAGGCATTGCGCAGCTTAATGACCAATGGGCAAGCTGAATCATGTCATGCCGCATATCCTCATTTCGTCAGTATGGTGCTAAATGGCGAAGCCGACAAGTTGGACTATAAAAAAATTCGTGGCGTAGGCAAGGTGCTATTGCCAAGGTATATTGATAAAATCAAGACGATCAATAAGCGTGTTGAATTTATGGGCGAGACATATGCTTGGGGCATTGAGCATGATGAGGACATAAACAAAATCGCCGCGACATATAAGAATGTATATGGATTTAGCAAGGATATAAATGCTAATCCATATGCTGTTATGATTAACTTGCTTGAGTGGTCTTTTGATAGGGCTGATAGAGCCATAACCAAGAAAACGGCAAAATGGCTGAATAGCTATGAACGATGCGAGGCGGCTACTATCTATACCCTAAAGTATAATGAGCTGGACGGCAACACAAGAATGCAAGCCAAAGCATTATTTGATATGGTCAAGCGCAAATCGCCTCAATGTGTTCATCGTCTTCTCGATGTTGTGACGAAATCGGCGCAAGTACACTATGACGCGCCTAGCCAAAATACTGCTCTACAAGCCACATATAGTGCTGAACAGCATATTGCTGATGTCATCAAGAAAAAAATAGCCAATCCACATTATTATCCTATGGATTGGCAGAAGTTTACAAGTGTAGACGGCTTAGAGCTGACTGATGAACAAGCGCGGATTCTTGAGATGGCTTGTAAGCAGGATGTGATGATGCTGACAGCGGCAGGAGGTTGTGGTAAGACAACCAGTGTAAAAGCTATCATTGAAATGCTAGAAGCAAATAATTACACTTATACACTGCTTGCGCCAACAGGTATTAGTTCAAAAAGGTTAAGAGAAGCAACAGGACGCGAAACTCAAACCATCCATATGTTTCTAACTATGGGTGATAATATTGGCGATTATCTCATCTGTGATGAGTGTTCAATGTGCTCAGTTCATTTGCTATCAATTCTATTTGATAAGGTAACAGATACTACCAAGATTATCTTCATAGCCGACCCATCTCAGCTTGCATCTATTGCTTGTGGCAATATTGTTGAGGATATGCTTGATAGTGGCATAGTGCCTGTATGTAACTTGACTAAGGTATTCAGATACAACACGTCTGGCATTATTACCATAGCTACTGATGTACGAAATGGAGTAAATGACCATCTGACAGATGCTTTTACAGATTATAAGTTCATCGAAACTGATACATTAGTAATCAAGCAAATTGAACAAGAGTATGCGCGGCTCTTAGCAGATGGATACAGCAAGGATGATGTGTTGATTCTATCTCCATTTAATAAGGGCGATGTTGGCTCATTGGCTATCAATGCGGCGATTCAAGCCAAATTCAATCCGAATGAACTAAGCAAGGTTGGGCATACTGTCAATGATACGCCTATTTATTTCAAAGTAGGCGATAAAGTAATCAATAAAAAGAATGAATATGCTATGCCGCTTGTTGATGATGATACGGCTTTTGTAGCTAATGGCGATATTGGCACAGTGATGGAAATTGTGCCTGATGAGAAAGAGCCATATATGATTGTTCGATATGATTGCGGCGATTGTATAGTAGATAAGTCGCATATCAAGAATACGCTGTTAGCATATGCAGTTTCTATTCATAGCTGCCAAGGTAGCCAAGCAAAGGCTGTGATCGTGGTAATTGATAGAAACCATGTAAGGATGCTAAGCCGTAACCTGTGCTATACAGCGGTATCACGCGCACAAGAGCGGCTAATATTGATTGGAGATGAGGCGACTATTCAAGAAGGATTAAAGTTACAAGAAGAAAAGGAAAGAGATACTGAATTATGCGAAATGCTACTTGACAAATCAACCGAAACGTGATAATATATATGACAAGGAGGTAATGTAATTGAATCCAATCGAAATTGAGGATGCGTTTATTAGAACATTTCGACAAAAGGACGTAAATGAATATACACCTATTCGCATCCATATTGGCAACCTATTATATGATATTGACCACATTGACACAGTAATTGATATGGATACCAATAAGCCAAATATTGTTATTCATGTTAAGGAAAAATAAAAGGAGGACGATTTATTGTTTGTTGAAGAATGGCTAGGTAAAGAAAATCAGTTAGGTATTGATATCTGGAAGAAGAAATACCAGCGCAATGGGGAATCTTTTGAAGATTGGCTAGATCGTGTAAGTGGTGGCGATACAGATGTAGCAGAGCTTATTGCCGATAAGAAATTCTTATTTGGTGGGCGCATCTTGAGCAATCGCGGCATTGATGATGAAAAGGTAACATATAGCAACTGCTATGTTATTTCGCCACCAAAAGATAATATCGAGTCGATTTATGATACCGCTAAAAAGCTGGCTCGTACTTATAGTTATGGTGGAGGCTGCGGTATCGACATCAGCAAACTTGCACCATGTGGTGCAAAGGTAAATAATCAAGCTAAATCCACATCTGGAGCGGTCAGTTTCATGGACACATTCAGTCAGGTAACAGAGCAAATCGGACAGAATGGTAGACGTGGTGCATTGATGATTAGCATTGATTGTACCCATCCAGACCTAGAAAAATTCATTACGGTCAAATCCGACTTGAACAAAGTAACATCTGCTAATATCTCAGTTCGTGTTACAGACCGTTTCATGGTAGCAGTCAAAAACGATGAAGATTGGGAACTATACTATAAGCGTAATGAAACAGGTGAAGAAATCAAGAAAACAGTAAAAGCCAGAGATATTTTTGACCTGTTATGTCGTAATAATTGGGATTATGCTGAACCGGGTATTCTCTATTGGGATAGAATTACCAACTGGAATCTGGTAAGTAATGATAAGGATTTTGAATATGCCGGTGTAAATCCCTGTAACCATCTGTGCAGGGCATAAGAGAAATCTTATGAAATAATCGTTTGTGAATTGCTGGAAAGTAAAAGCTAATCAGCAGCCAAGCCAACAATAGGTTGGAAGGTTCAACGACTAATGTAAATTTAATATAATACGAAATTATAGGAGGCTATAATAGTATGAACAGTTCAGAGTTAAAAGGATATTTAACGGGACTTATTTTTGGAGATGCAAGAATTGATAATGGCGTAACTAAGCGTGCTATCAGAATGAGCAGTATCAACAAAGATTTTATTTATAAGATTAAATCCGATTTAGAGTCTTGTTCCAATTTTGATATTGTTGTAAATTACCATCAAGGGAAATGGGCAAATGGGTGTAATCATAAAGATAATTGGGAATTATATATCAAAGCACATCCTTACTTCGCCAAGAAGTACCATCATTTCTACGATGACTACAAACATAGAGTAGCATCTAAAGAAGCATTAAGTTGGCTGACTCCAAATGGACTTGCCAACTGGTATATGAGCGATGGATATGTTTGTCTTGTAGGTAAGTCGACTGATAATATTAGATCGAGACGCATTGATATTTGCACAGACAGATATTCTCTTGAAACAATTGAAGCAATGAGTAAAATGCTTAAAGATAAGTTCAATTTGAATTGCTCAATTATCAAGAGAGATAAATTTAGACGGTTGCGTATTCAACAGTCTAGTTATGAAACATTTATCAATTTAGTAAAGCCATATATGGTTGATAGTATGATGTATAAACTATATCTTGGATATGAATATCAACCTGTATGGATGAGTGACGAAAATTGGCAAATCCAAATGAATTTACGTAGTGCAAACACCCAAACAGATAATGCTGTGGGATAAGATATAGTCTATCGTTTTAGTGGTTCACGAAGGCAGAAGAACCACTACCAGCAGGAGGCTCATGTCTACTTGGCGCAATCAACCTAGCTGCATTTGTCCGTAACGGCAAATTTGATTGGCACGATTTTAACAGAACTGTAAGGATTGCAGTCAAAGCACTAAATGATGTGCTTGATGAGGGGCTTGAGCGCCATCCACTAGCTGAACAGCGCAAGACGGTTAGAGATTGGCGGCAAATTGGTCTTGGTATCATGGGTCTAGCTGATATGCTAATTAAGCTAGGTATTGAATATGGCTCACCTGATTCTATTACTCTATGCGATGCTATTGGCTATTCTATGTCCCGTAATGCTATTGTAGCCAGTGCTGATATTGCTGGTCATGCCGGTTGTTATGATAAATACAATGAACAGTATGTAACAACATCTCCATTCTTTGCTGAGCATATCAAGCCAGATGATAAAGAGGCATGGTCATTTGTAAAAGCAAATGGACTTCGTAATAGCCAGCTATTGACCATTGCGCCAACTGGCTCTATTAGTACCATGATTGGTGTATCAGGCGGTATTGAGCCAATCTTTGCTAACTACTATGAGCGTACTACAAAATCTCTGCATGGACATGATGAGGTGTATAAGGTATATACGACAATCGTTAAGGAATATATGGACGCTCATGGTATTAAAGACGAGCTTGGCTTGCCATCCTATTTCGTCACATCTGCCACCATTCCTATCAAGCGGCGCATTGATATGCAGTCAGTATGGCAGAAACATATTGATGCAAGCATTAGCTCTACTGTTAATCTACCAAATGAAGCAACAGTAAATGATGTAAAAGACCTATATATGTATGCTTGGGAAAAGCATCTAAAGGGTATTACAGTATATCGTGCTGGATGTAAAAGAGCTGGTATCCTCAATGCTGATACAAAGAAAGACGATAAGCCTAAGACTGAATCCACATCGTCTATTCTGCCTCGCGGCTCAATCATCGAACCGAGCAATGATCTGATTGGAAAAAAGCGCAAAATCCAGACAGGATGCGGCTCACTTCATGTTCTAGCATTTTTTGACCCTATTGATGGTAATCTACAAGAGGTATATTTCAATAAAGGGTCGACTGGTGGATGTGCTAATTTTATGACAGGTCTAAGCCGTATGGTCAGCCTACTCTGCCGCGCTGGTGTAGATATTATGACCATCAAAGACCAGCTTGATTCAACTGGCGTATGCCCATCTTATGCTACTAGAAAAGCAACGCACCATGATACAAGCAAAGGGTCATGTTGTCCTATGGCTATTGGTAATGCGCTAGTAGAGATGTATAATGAGATGCAATCAGAACTAGACGATAAAGAGGATGATATTCCTATTACAACAAGAAAGCTAAATAAGGCATCTAAAACACTCGCTGAGGATTTTGATAAGGCAACAGAGGTCATCAATAAAGTTGCTGATAAATTTGCTCAACTGGCAAAAGATAGCGGTAATGTTTACAACGCGCCAACAGAGGTATGCCCTGAATGTGGAGAACCTATCGTGCATATTGGTGGATGTGTGCAATGCCCTAATTGTTCTTGGAGTCGATGTGAATAATTATGGCAGAAGAAAAATTTGTAGACCCTGAATTATTACTAAAATATTATCTTGACGATAAATTATCAACAAGACAAATAGGAGAAATTTTTAATATCACACATTGGGTAATTAAAACAAAGTTGAAAAAATTGGGCGTAGAAATACGCCCATTCAACTCAAAAGAATATTATCGAAATAGGACTAAATACGCAATTCCAAACGACCCACGACGCAGTTATGTGAAAATTGCAGAAGAACAATGCGGCGGAAATTTACCGGATGGTACAGTTGTTCATCATAGAGATAGAAATAGAAAAAATTCATCTCCTGATAATTTGTTCATTTTTCCATCAAGCGAATTGCATAATTCATACCATGGATATTTGAGAGTACATGATTATATTGAACCGGAAGAATTTCTTGCACAATATCAGGAATTATATGAAAGAGTATTGTCTTATGATTTCTTGAAAATGGAATATATAGATAATATGAAATCCGTTAAACAAATATCAGATGAAAACAAGCCAATTAGTAGATTGGCTATAACTTCAAGATTAAAAGAATATGGTATTTGGAATATGCGTAAACCAACTGTAAATCAATATGATACAAAATGTGAATAAAGGAGTAAACTAAAATGACAGAAAATCGTATCAATTTCTATCTAAACAGACTAGGTAATGAGGACTGGATTTGTTCATGTGATGAACTAGACCTGATGGGTGAACCAAATACGGGCGACTTGGTATGGTTGCCACTAGATGCTCCAGATGAAGAACGTGTGATGTATGTAATCATGCAGAAATATATCTCAGATAGCGAGATTAGTTATTTCTGCAAGCCATATAATTGGGAGGATTGAATAAATGGAATTTCTATTAAGATATTTTATTGATGGAAATGTGGACTGTGAAGGACGTACATGGTCATATACCCATGCTGCGCGTATGATTATCCCTCGCATTGGTGAGCGCGTATGGGTCGATGATGACACTTGTGTAGAGGTTGATATGGTGACATATTCGCCTGATTACTATGATGGCGATAATCTATACCTAGTAGATATTGAATGCCATGACATCACAGAGGATGTTCTAGCTGAATGTGACGAGGAGGTCTACTAATTGCCTAATTATCTTGTTGAGTTAATTAAACACCCAACAGATGATGACTGGGCTTGGTGTAGATATTGTACGTTGAATACAGTGGGGAAGAGTGTAACAGCTCTTCCCTCTGACGAATGGAAACGTAAGCTAGTCGCATCTGAGCATAGTCCACTTAGAGAGCTATGGTTTGGTATTCACATGGTCATCCCATATTGGGTATCAGTTCATTTTGTTCGTCATCATGTAGGATGTAATCATTATGTCCAATCTCAGCGCAATGATAGACAGAATAAGTATGACCGCAACAAAGCGCCACAGGATGAGCTAGTAAGCCATGTTATGTCAATCAACGCACAGCAACTTGTATATATGGCTCATAAGCGCCTATGCAATCAAGCCTCACCTGAGACAAGAGCCGTCATGCAACAGATTGTTGATGAGGTGGTTAAAGTTAATCCTGAGTTCAAGGATTATCTAGTACCACTATGTGAATATAGAGGCGGCTTATGTACTGAGTTCCACCCATGTGGATATAATAAGAAATTCAAGGAGAAGCCAAATGAAGATTAAAGCAAAGCGACTATCAGATACCGCCAAACTACCTACTTATGGCAGTAAACGTGCCTGTTGTATGGATTTATATGCAGACCTAAGTGACCATTGCATCACGCTTAATCCAGACGTAGAAGTACGCAATATCAGTGGTAATGAAAACGGCCCGATTCAGCGCGTAGGCATTGCACCTCATAGCACCGTTAAGATTCCTACGGGATGGGCATTTCAGCCACCTGAAGGATATGCAGGATTTATCTATGCACGGTCTGGGCTTGCTACCAAGAATGGCTTACGTCCTAGTAACTGCGTAGGTGTGTGTGATGAGGACTACCGTTCTGAATATATCGTAGCAATCCACAATGATACAGACGATTATCAATTCATCAATAATGGTGACCGCATTGCCCAGCTTGAATTTAGACCATATGAACAAGCCGAATTTGAGCTAGTTGACGAACTAGATGAAACAGAGCGCGGGGATGGTGGATTTGGCTCTACTGGTAAATAATCTATGATTCTACCACGACTATGTATCAATGGTAGCAGATGCTATATAGAACTATATTATCCAGAAGAATCAAATGCACCTATTGCTATATTCGGCGGCCAATCAGCCAAAGCTACAACAGACCTATTTGGGCATATGCTCTGTATGGCAATAGAGAACTATGATGATGGATATGACATAGGATATAATGATGCTATAGAAGATATAGAAGGAGGTGAATTTGAGCCAAGTGTGGACTGTTAAGATTGTAGGCTGCTATTATGAGCTACTAGATGAAGATGATAATTCTATTCATATCACATCTGATAGAAATATAGCTTATCTATTAGAGGATATTTGTAAGCGACATAATGCGGCTGTGAGCGATATTGATAAAGAATGTGATGATGCATATAAGTCCGGTTATGCAGAAGGATAGGATGCCGCTTGTAGCAGTTTATATCCTGATGATAATTAAATAGAGTAAAAAAAATGGGGAACATGGTAGACATAATAGTCTATCTAATGTTCCCCATAAATTTATATTAAGTAGCTGTTTGCATTACAATAGTAAACGTCTGGTCGCCTGTATTCTTGACCTGTTTTGCTTCAGTAGTATATCCCGTCTTAGTGGCTGTGACAGTATATGTATCACCAATGCCATTTAATAGGAATTGCTTTGTATTGCCACTAACAGGATCAACCGTCTCCCCATCAGTATCAGTAACAGTGATGATAGCATCATTTGGTGTTACATCCACAGTAAGTAGGAAGCCCTTTTGTAGTGTAACAGCCCCATTTACTACCTTGAAAAAGCGCCCATCAAGACCAACGCCGCAATTACCACGACCCATAATAGGCGCACCAATTTCTTCGCCTTCCGAACCATGTAGAGTGATATAACCAGCGCCACCAACCTTAACCACGGTAAATAATGCGCCATCCCAGAGCTGACCGCAAGTAGATACTGCTTTACTTCTATCAACAGTTTCTGCATTTGCATCACAAATCACCCCGTCAATAATCTTGAGTGTGGTTGAATCTAGTCTTATGCCGCCACAAAAATTAGACATATTTCATTCTCCTCTCTATAATTATGCTTTAGCTACTCATGCTAATGCGCCGTTTACATCTGCAACTCTGATTGTTGCTATCTATTATCACATCATATTTAGATTAAAATTTATCCCCTATGACCCAATATGAGCCATAGAGGATATTGTTTTATTTATGCCTGTTCTTGCCAACCAGCCGGATATGCCGCTGGTGAATACACGTTCCCGTCAATCAGGCTGATATAGTGCTTGCCCTCAAACGTAACCTTGTCGCCTTTTTTGTAGGCATCATGCGCACCAGTAGGCTGTACGAATTCCGGCCATTCGTCCAGTGAAACAATCGCAAACAATGCCGGTGTAATGTCAGGTGGCCAATCCGCTTGTGATGTATGCGCCTGAATCACGCGATATAGCACATTCTTGTATTGCAACCGCTCATCGACCACATAAGCATGACCTGTCACCCACTGGGGAAACAGTTCTACTGCTTGTAGCGCATCTTCATCAGCTAGGCTCACAGACGCTTTTTCAATATAGGGCCGTAGTGCTCTGGCCCTTTCTGTGTAGGTCATTATTATTCCGCCTCCCCAAGTAAAATTTTCGCCGCCAGTTCCGCGTCGGCCTTCTCCGCTCGTAGCGTTTCCGTCTCTGTCGGCTTGCCCATCATGACAGTCACCGTGCCGTCCCGGTTGTCCGTGATGCTCCCGGCGACCGAATAGTCCGAGTTGTCAAAGGTCTGCGTCTCGGTTTTTGTTTCGCCCGTGGGCTGGCCCTTGTCATCAAAAACCGGATAGCTGTTGACCTGCTTAATGCCCCATGCGAGGCCGTCCACAAACAGCCCCACTGCCTGTGCATGCGTCATGGGCAGCGTGATCGCCTTCGTGTCACGCCTGTCCCATTTGGGATTCTGCAATACCCCACTGATCTCAGCCGGGTATTCTATTTCATGAATAATAACGGATGTACTCATTTGTTCATCTCCTTTATTGTCTTGTGCCATTGTTGCCTCCTAAACTACGATTGTTCCATCATCGGAAACCAGCGTGTCAGACGGAAGAATGAATGCCGGACGGATGCCGAACGATTCGTATGCGCCGTAGGCGTAGTAGCCGTTAACAGGGTAGCCAAGCCACACATAGCTGGTGTCGTTGGTGTACGGGGAGCGGAGCCACCAGCCAGCGACCGAGCCGTTCAGGTACGCAATGTGCTTATTCATGGCAGACGAGTCAAATCCAGACTCGAAGTAGTCCAGCTTCGCGCCGTCCGCCGGGAAGGAGCTGTTGTCGCCGGCCGCCCATCCGACTTCGTAGCCAGACAGTAGGAATATCTTCGTGGATAGGCCGTTCGCTCCAGACGCGACCGCAGAGCCACCCGTGCCATTGACATACGGAATTTTAACCTGTGCGATAGCATCCTTGATATTACTGTCGAACAAGTTTAAAAATGAACTGTTCAGGTAACTGTGGATAGCCGATGCTTTGTAGTTGTTGATGCCAGCGCTGTCCCACGGACGGTTCTCATAAATGTCCTTCATCAACAACCATGCGCCATTGCAAGAGTCATCATACATCGTGCCCGGCAATCCCTGATGAACAATCAAGAAATCTCGCAACGTACCATTTACTGCAATTTTCACAGTGTTTCCCACCGGAAGCTCCGAAATTGGCGTCCCACTCAAAAGCGAAACGTCATACCCCGTCCCACCTATCAGCGTCCTGCCCTTTTTGATGGCATAGGCCGTGCCGCCGACAAGACATTTCCCTGCCTTGATGTCATAGCCTGTTCCGCTAACTTCTACCTTTTGGCCCATAGAATCACCGCCTTAACCATATTGCCACGCAATGCAGCCGTTGATGGTTGGCGTGGTCTCCGTCGAAAACAGAGCCTCGCCCCGCGCCATGTACGTCGTGTAGTTGCTGTCCGACGCATTTACATTCGTCGTCCGGTTCAGCCGCGTGTTGATCGATACGTTGTCCACATTCCCGAGGCCCACGTCCGACTTGGTCACCGCCTGCTTCGGATGCACATGATCCCCTCTGGCATACGCCGTGCTTGTACCAACAGAGCCAGCTTCAGTTGGTGCTAATGGGGTTGTAGTGGATGGTTGTGGACTAACTGCATCTTTCCATTCTTGCCCATCAGCCGTTTTAGTCAACACCTGACCAGCAGTACCAGTAAGCGTAGATGGAATAGCAGATACATCAGTTGCCGAAAGGGTAACAGCACCTGTCTTTGCATTTACGGACGTAACAGGAGCAGATGTGATAAACCCACTATCATTGTCAAGCTGGCTTGTCTTAGTTGGGATAGCGGCCTCAACAGCATCTAATTTTTCCTTAGTTACAATATCTTCTTTTTCATCAAATAAGCCTATATATTTCATTGATTATCATTATCCCCCTTTCACTTTCGTCATGGGTATAATTAACCAATGATAACGACCTTATATTTGTCAGCCGCTAATGTGCCAGAACCAACAATTTTAATAGTCACATCACCATTTGGAGCAACGACCACATCAGCCATAACCATCTCATTGGTTGCTACCTCATATATCTGGACAACAACAGGTGTATTGATACCATGGGTCGCCTTGGTAATATTCCATGTATATGCGCCACCAGCCGCAGTAACCTCAGTATTGTTTGCGCTATATTTCTTGAGGTTGGTTGGCATATCTTGCCAAGTTGGTGCACCTGTGCCGTTTGATACAAGATGCTGACCAGCTGTGCCACCTGTAGTAGGCGCATAGAAAGTTGGGTCAGCTGTAGCAACGCCATTGAGCGTGATTGTATTAGCCGTTGCATTATCAGCAATACCACCTAGCTTAGTAAACTGAGCGCTAGACATTGCGCCGTTTGCCGTACCAGATGCAAGCGCCATAGCAATGCCAGACGCGCCAACAGATAGGCCATTAGCCGCAACGACCTTTGCTGATATTTCATTAGTCGCGCTGATAGTAATGCCATTACCTTCTGTATAAGCGTCAACTAGGTCGGCCACATTGATATAGATAGGATTGGTTTGATTCTGTAGTGTTAGCTCAATATATTTACCAGCTGGCTGACCACTTGGATTATCAACAATTTTACCTTCTTTTACGAACAGGTCTTTTGGGATATTGATTGCCGCGCCAGTGTTAACGCCATCTTTTGTCAGATGATAAATAGCCGCATAATCGCCGCTATCAGCATCTTTCACAATGTCATACACTGGTACTTTAACTTCTGGGAAAGTGATAGCTACCTGTTCAGCACTAGTAACGTGACCAGCCTCATCTACAACAACCTTAGATACATGAGTACCATCACCATATGTGCCAGCTGTAACTCCACTTAGGTTATGTCCAATATTGACCGTCTTACCAGAGCCGTTAATATCGACCCACTTGTTACCAGTTTTTAGAACAAATGTGTCAACTTTAGCATCAGAGCTTAATACCACATCCTCTGCTTGCCCAGCAACAGCAGTAGCCGCTGTACTCTGAGCAGGAATAGAAATTTTAGACCATGCGTTCTGATTAACCTCACCGCCTCCAGCTACAGCGTTCTTAATGGCCGTATCCATAGCTTGCATGGCTTCTTGTAGGCTCATACCAGCCGTAACATAGCCGCCCTCAACAGGTGTATAGCCAGTCAGGGTAAGCCCCGTGACATTAGTAGTAGTCACATTGCCGCTAGCATCAAGTCCGGTAATGACAGCCCCAGTGGTTGAATCTTGCTGATATACAACGCCAACCCTATTCCACTTTGCGCCATCATATTGCATTAGCGCCTTATGGGTGCTGTTATAATAAATCTGCCCCATCTTTGCATTGACTGGGTCAGTTGCCAATACCTGAATGACGGCATTTTGTAGCTCATTCTGTAATAGATTTAATGAATTAACATATTTCATATTATATTATCCTCCTTAATTCAAATATGCTTTACCGCTAAATGGAGCGGAGAAATGACATATACAAGTGTTAATATCTATATATTGAACATCCCCATATACTATATTATCACCACTATCTACAATAGATACAGATGGATATTTATATAGATTATGCTTGATTTCCCATGTATCTGATGCTGTGGCTTGAGTGAATACATATGTCTTGTCGCCACCACCCTCAGTAGGTACAGGAATGTCGCTCAATTCATATTGATGGGTTTGCGGATTCCATATCATCCAGAATCCACTAATATCAGGATAAGGAGGATGATTGTTAATTTCTGTTATATTTTGCTCAATTTGATAAAATTCGCTAGGAACTGGGTCATATGCCATGCCGGGGTCTATGCTGTACTTAACCCATACTTCAAATGTATCGCTATGATATACCTGTTCCCCGCTAATGCCGCGCAACTGCATGGTATATTTGCCAGTAAATGGCACCATAGCCGCCGTAACATCAATCGTGCAAGTGCGGTTTGCATCCATTGGCAAATCAATGATATTAAACAATTCTTCACCAGTGCAGCATTTTTCTGGTAATCGCACATCTAGCTTATATATCCAAGAATCGTCAGTGTCCACAGTGAATGTCATCTGAGCAGTCAAATTATCTTTCTTGAACGCCAAAATGCGCTCATCTTGCGTGATTTTTTTGCCTGTTAATGTTATATTCACCTCGACCAACTCCTTTCCTTATTAAATTTAGCTGTTTGCTGAATAGCTAACAACCTTATCCCCATTCATTACAACGCGGCTCGTAGAATCCCCAGATGTAGTTATTGTCACAATTCCACTATTATTCTGCGTGCTTAATAATTTGCCATCAATAGACAGATACTTATCTCCAACTTTTAATACTTTCATGTTTAAGCATCCTCACTATCTTCATTCTTTTTAGCAAAGACGCGCTTAAAGGCTAGTAATAGCAACTCACCACCAAATGCCACCCCTGCAAAACCAAGCACATCGCTAAGGTCGCATCCACTTGTCTCGCCCCATTTAATAACAGCATATGTTTTGAGGCAAGCTGCCCATAGTGCAATCAAAGAAATAGCACGGACACAATAAATTACTAATGTCCTCGCCATCTCCGATTTGCGCCATTTTTTCTTATAGCTAAGACGCATCATTTCTTGTCAACATTCACCTTATTGGTCAAATTGACCAGTTCATCAATCATTCCACTAAGTGCTTGAGTATCTAGTGGATAGCTAATGTATTCTGCACTAGTCTGCACCATGGCCATAACCCATTCTTTACGGGTTGCGCCATCCTTGAATTTCTCCTCAGCCTGTGCAATAAGTCTCATAACGAGGTCAAGTAGCGCCGCCCAATTCTTTTCTTGAGTGGCCTTCTTTACATACTGTACTAGTTTAAGCGTAAGAGGAATACAAGTTGCCAGTCCACTAAGTAGTGCTACGATAAGTGATATAATCTGTTCTGTAGTCATGTTATATATTCTCCTTCCTATCCTATATTACTTCTTATGATTAAGAATTGCAATATTACCCTTATTGCTTACCTCTAGGTCTAGCGCCTTTGCAATGTCACGAATTTTAATATAATTCGTACCATCTTTTAAGATACGCTCAACTTCAATGTCTTTGCCATCCACAATCATCTTTGCCTTAGTTACCACTTCGTCCACCCCTTCTAGCAATTCCTTAAATTCTGCCCATTTATCTTCATCAATAAGCGGCTTCGGACACAATTTTCTGCTTATATCATAGTGCCGAATAGCCATCTTTGCATTTGGTAGCTTTTTAATAAGCATCTGATAGAGCCGCGCCGCATTTTGCATAGTCGCTTCTGGAATATAATACTTGCCGCTTGCATCTGTATGGCTTACCATCTCAATAGATACTGTATTATAGTTGTTATAGACATTGCCATATTTGCCGCTCTGTCCATCGCCTACTGCCCATGCTACTGTATCTAGTGGCACACATTCATAAGCAATATTTTTTTCATCAACAACATAATGTGCTGATGCCGCTCTACCATCTGCACCACGAGCAAAATATCGCGCATTACCAAGAGCTGTAGCCGTTGAGCCAGTATTGGCCGTGTAGTGGAATACAATGGCCCTAATTGCTGATAGTGGCCGCTTACCACCTATTCTTGTTGCTCTGATTGATGTATTGATTGTTAATTTAGCCATGATTTTATTTTTCACCTACTTTAATCATACGAATTATTGAACCACATAAATATGCTATAATTCGCATTAGAACCCCATTTGAGTTGAGAATCTCGACATCGAATCGTGAAATAGATATTGCTGGAATCAGCGCGAAGCGTCCCGTAGTTAAACTTTCCGTAAACCTGATCATCATACCCTTTACCACTCATCATTCCAATAAACTCAGTCTCGGTATTGTCTGATTTTATTGGAAATAATGCGGACGATACGTCGTTTGGATTTGCGATAAAGTACCCACGAAATATGTCTCCGTTAAAAAGTGAACCGCTCCAAGTTGCATTGATTAAAAACGATGTTAATTTTATATACGGACTATTAAGAGACGATGGTCGTGATGTTGTAAATGTAATAGATTGAGTGCCGCTTCCATTGCTAGACGCTTTTACAAATGTAGCAATTCCTGATTCAAGATTCCCAGCAACTCCAAAAATATTAACACCGCTTCTAATATTGCCAGCGACCAAATCGCTATCACCAGCAACCGTAACTGCACCAGTAGTATATTTACCACTAGCTACAGCTGTCTGTGAATATGTAGTAGGTGTAATCGTCTTGGCCGCTTGTGTGCTCAACTGCAAACCGCTAGTTGCTGATGTATCAAAATATCCAGCCGTCTGTACGCCTGATGATACATAGCCAATCGAATTAACCGTAGGTGTTTTTAATGCACCAGCTGGCATAGGATTGACAGTCACTTTACTGAGGCCATCATACCCCTCGTCTGGTAGGATGATTTGCTGTGCATTGGTGATTAGTGGGGTTGCCTCCTTTGCTTGTAGTTCAGGAGCACCGCCACCTCCACCTAAATTATAAATTCCCATAAATAGCCAATCCTCCTATTATAATAGCATGATGTTAACAGTCAAATTAGCAGTAGGGATTTTATTACATTTGAATGTAAGTGACCCATCTGCCTGTGCCGAACAATATACACCAGCATTGACATAGGCATCATGCGATTCTGGGGCATATGTGACCACTACATCATCATCTGCCGATACGACCGCCACTGTAATTGTCTGGCTCTTAGTAGACGATGACCAACCTGACGCTGGTAATGTGGCCGTTGTTGTATATGCTGATTTTGGTAATAGTGTATTATACTGTGTACCAGTATAATTTGTCATTGTATATCTATAAATATCTGCCATAGATATTATCTTCCTCCTATCTTATGACAATTTCTTTGTTATTTTACAATAACATTCACCAGCTTGCATATTAGCGGGTGGTTCAGTTTGCACGGCCATTGTATTTTTGCTCCATGTCGAATCTTTGCCCTGATTTTGTAGGCGCGTCAATTCAGTTGTAATATCATTGAACAGACTAGCATCAATGCGCTTATTATCAAGCTGGGTTTGAGCCAATATTGCTTTGGCTGCATCATACTCCCCTTTAGCCATATAGTCTTGATATTGTTTCCATAGAGCTGAATCAGTAGTATGAATGTCCTGATATTTCATCATGTGGCGGTCTCCCCAAACTTTCTATCTAGCTTAAACCAGAAATCTCCATTAGCTTGCCCGGCTGGTTGCGTCTCAGATACGATATATCCATTGCTAAATTTCTCTGCATAATATTGCTGAAGCGCCACGCTAGTATCTGTGATGGTATTGAGTAAATCGGCTCGAATTATCTTTTTGTCCGCATTGCTGATTTGCCCCAAAATGGCTGTGGCTGTGGCAATATTGCCTGATTCCATAGCATCTTGATATTGCTGAACAAGCGACGCATCAGCCACGCTTATATCTTGCATTGTTGGGAACGATTGAATTGAACCCGGAAATGAGGTTGACATAATATCCCCTCCTTATTAAATATCTGGATATAGAGGATAATACGTTATAGCATTGATGCTCTGTGTCCCCTCTATACCATAATCTGTTGAAATCGATTTAATTATATATTGTGCCGCATTTTCTTGGCTTTTACCCCTTATAGCATGAGAAATCAGCACATTGACATCTAGCCATGGATTTGGTATGCTAGTCAATGTAATACTATCTTGCAGTCGTGTACTTTTCCATAGCTCATATTTGGCTCGTTCTAACGCCATCTTATCAGATGTGATGTTTTCATATTCGCCGCCATATAGCACATGACGAATACGCCCAATCGAGCCGTTGACATAAAATGGGCTATCTGGGTTATCATCGTATGCTATGCCCACTGGCTGTTGATGACCCATAAGATACCACCCTTGATTATAGTATGCCACATAGTATGTCTCATTGTCAAGAGCCGTTACAGGATTGTTTGTACCATATTCATATAGTACAGATGCAGTCAGGCTATTCATCTTTAGGCTGATGCCGCCCGTTGCGCTAATATCGCCAGTACTAGGAGTAGTAAATCCAACTATTGTATTATCAGTTAGAGCCGTTGGATAATCTGCAACTGTGAGAGATAGCGTCGAGCCGCTATATGTTGTATTAGTGCTAAAATAGCTAGGGTCTAGGGCGCGCCCATATACCTCTATATAATTCTTGACGCTCTCAAAATCGTTGTTGATAGATTCGTCAATAAGCAGATTAGGCCAAATCGTATCGTCAATAATCACTGGGTCGCCGCTACCAGTTGGAATAGGCTGATAGATAAATACACCATCAACGTCAAAAAATGTTTCATAGCGCGGCAATATGTCCCTAAGCTGTGTTACAATATTCCATACTGTACCACCCTGTGCTATCTCTATATCATTGGGCACAGCTATGATGTTACCATCTACATCCTTACATTCGCTGATTGTATACTTGGTAAATCCAGCCAATTCAATAGCGGAAATCATTGCTTCTCGTACAGATGAGCCAGCTGGGATTTTAGTAGGGATACCCTCTAGCTCACCATTTCTCAGACCGGTTAGCTTAGATGCCAAATCAAGCCCAGCCAATGATAATTCATGGGTCGTTGCATTATATCTCCAACTCGGCGCATTGATTAAATATATACCCTGATTATACCATTGGATTTTACCAGTATATATATTCTCATATCCTACCCATGGACGACAAAATTTATCTAGCCAGATTTTATTACCGGCCTTAACATCAAATGACGCATCAGTGACAACAAATGTCAAATTGCAACTACGGCGCAAATCCGACTCTGAATCAATATTGACGCTCATTGCCGTTAAATTTCCGCTTATTTCATCCACTACATTGTATTGGAAATTTAATATCTCTAACTTGATATATTTTGTAATAATCTGTTGAGAAAGGATGTTATAATCATCCTGCCCTACGTTAATAGGCATGATTTATCTCTCCCTTCTATTATTAGCTCTTACCAACAATCGCACCAGCCGCATATAGATCATCAATATTATTAGCGTCGCCCACTTGTGTCCATTCAGCCGTTGCGCTCATCACGCCCATGCCATATCCTCTTGAATAAGATACAGATGGATTGCCAGTTATCATGACTAACCATTCGTTGGAGTTGAAATCTTTGATTATCTTGGGTTTTCTATTAGTCAGCATCTTAAATAATGCTTCTCTTTCTTCCACGTTTTTGATGCGGTCAATTTTGCGCGTATCATCATATGTCTCAGGTAGTACCATGCCGCTTACTGAGCCACGTTGATAGCCAATCAAACCATTGCTAACAACGACTGGATATTTGCGGCCATACGGCTCATATGTGCCGACTTGTTGCACTTTCTCTGTATCTCCATAGCTAATACCATAGTAGAATTTATAGATAGTGTCAATATCACAAATGAATACACCCTTGAATTTAGAGTATACCTCCTTAACCGTATAGCCTCCCTCTTGGTTGCCAGCTACAGGCACATAGGCATATTCATAAGTTGTATTGTTCAGGTTGAGATTATCAGTGAACGCAAATGACAAATCTTCATCTTTGGTAATCGGCACTTCCTTAATTGTTGCCCATTGATATGTGCCCTTAACACGCCGCTTGATACGAACTAGGGTTGTATCTTTTGATATATCACCAATGTTACCGCCTGATATATTATCATTAAAGTCACAGTCTAGGATGGTGCTGAAATCCCATGTGGTTGGTGGTATCTCTGAATATTCCCCATCTGTCTTAGATGTGATATTGATATGGTCGAATATGCCGCCCTCAATTTGCACAACGCTTAATTTAGCCGCATTTGTGGGCATGGGGTCAACTGCATTTTTATCAGCACAAAAATTATAGCCTAATAGTCCAATCATACTATCACACCCCTATTCTTTATTGTAATATCGTATAGATTGTCTATACATCTCAGCGTCATAAATATTTCATCAGCATCGCCTGGCTTTGCAATAAGATTGCTGATAATCTGATATTTGAATGGATGAGATGCCGAGCTTACATATAGCTCAAACCATGCGTTTGTGTCGTTTTCCATATATACAGCATTGACACTATCGCCATTGTTGTTCATCATGATTAGCGTATCTGCGCCGGGGGTCAAATTTTCTCCCCATAATCCTAATGTATAGTTGCTAGTAAGCTCAAAGCCGTCATCCCATCTAACATAATTGCCGTCGCCCCTCATATCAATTTTCTTATTATCAATATATGTGGGGTTCTCAGGGTTAGATGTACCGCTAATACCAATAACGTGCGATTCAATCTGAATATAGCCGCCTATACAATTATTGGTTAGTTGCAGATTAGAATAGACGGTTGGTGCATCATATGCAACGCTAAATGCCCTCCGAACAGTAGTGACCTGTGTCCCCTCGGATGTTACACCCACACATTCAATATTGTATAGTGCCCCATCTTCCAGTCCGGAGAATATATAATCTATATTAAGCGGCACAGTAGTTGAATTGGTATATTTAACACCGCTTGTACCTACCAATGTGCCAGTTGGCGTATATAGATTAAATGTATATTGTGCTAATGGCTCAGATTGCGCCTGATTGTATGTGACCTGAAAATCATAACTAGAGTTGACAATAACGCCCGTATTTGGTATATTAGTGAATACTATGCTTGGCGTAGTATAGCACCAGAACTGAATTGGCGCTGATTCCTCAGATTCTTGCCCAGCCGCATTTCTTGTCTTAATCGTTGCTTGATAATATGTGCCATTTGTCAGCTTATTTGCTGGTAGCGTATTTTCTAGTTTATATGTCTCAACTGTATTTGTGGCTACAACAGCTAATGTAGCATTATTCTTAATCGTCAATGTAGAGCCAGTGACCGTATCACCGCCAATGACGTTAAATCTAAATGTATGCGCCTGTGACGCATCAAATGCCGCTATTGTATATAAACTTGGTCTTGTTAATGCCATAGGTTGTGCTCACCTCCTTATGATTATAAAATAAGAGCAAATGCCACATTCATATTTCCTTGAGGAATGAACACTGGATATACATTATTTTTTTCTGGGGTCGAGCCATAATAGCCCACCTCTAATTCGCGCCCATTCATATCTATGGTGCATCGTTTACCATTGACGGCTGTGACGCGACATTGGTAAATCTGTGTATTCTGCTCCATTGCTTTTTTGACAACAATGCCTATGCTATCAACAATATCTTGTTCTACGCTCATATCCACATCATCCTCCTTTCTATCTTATATCGGGTAAATAGGGTTAAGAGCGGAATAACCGCTCTCCCCTATTATACCCATTAAATTTATCTTGCAAATGCGTATTGATACGCTAGATTCTTTAGATTTTCAACAAATAGCCGTGCGTCACTGCCGGACTTGATGTTCGGGAAGGACAGGTTAGCATTGTTAAATACCAAATTGCCAAGATTGTGCATTACACCACCTAGCACCTTATCTGGGTCTAGTTTGCCCCAAGACCATAGATTTTGAGTAATCGCCGCTGGCAAGATGCCATCGCCAGATTTGGTTACTCTTAATTCTGGGCCTTGTTCACCAACTAGAGATATGCCATTATGGGCGCTAGTTGTGCCACGCGCGTATTGGAATTGATAACCTTGACTAGATAGCCAATTTTTAGCAGAGCCAACATCCGCAAATTTTGTGGCTGTGATTTTATTGCTTTGCCATGCTCCAGGATAGCCACCTATAATCTGGAAAATGCCGCCACCTGTAACAATGTAATCGCCCACTTTTGCGTCGCTTGGTGCTTGACCATTTACAGATTTTAGAACACGTGGCAAATCAGTATATTGCTTATTGCTTGTATCACTAATATTCTGCTGAATATTTTTAAGTTGCTCTTGATATTGGTTATACCTAGTTTGCGCCTGTTCCATCAAAGCATTGATGCGGTCATATTGCTCTTGCATACGAGCCGCCACTTCTTCTTGACGAGCCGATGCGATTTCTTGTAGACGCGCCTGTTCCTCTTGAAGTGCAGTAAGCTGACTCTGGACTTGCTTTTGCTCAGTTACAATATTAGCATAATCTTTAGCGAATCTGCTAACATTATTAAGCCGCTGCGTCCATGTCTGATTCTCTAGGTTAAGCCCATATTTCTGAGCGGCTAGTAGCGCATTTTGCTGATAATTATAATCACTGACAAGATTTGCCCAGCCATCCTTATATTTCTTCCACCGTTCAATCTCAGCATCAAGAGCGGCTTGCTCATCTTTGGAATACTGCAATTCATTCTTGCGGTTTTCCTCAATTAGCTCCTTCTCTTTCTCAATCTGTTGTTCGCGGTCAAATTTATCAAGGTCGGCCTGTGCCTTACTTACGGCTTCAATATCTTGTTCATATGTAAAGCGCCCATTCTTAAAGACAAGCGTCTTTTTGGCTCTAGCATCAGCCAGCGCCTTGAGCAACTTTTCTCTCTCGATTTCCTTGTCAAGCTCTTTATTGGTTGTTTCAAGAGCCTCTATCTGCTTATCATATTTTTCATTGATAGCATCAATAGTTTCTTGAATAGCGTCCTTTTCGGCCTCTAGGTTCTCTATCTGCTTATCAGCATATTCTTGGTTATAATCAATCAGCCGATCTAGGTCATCTGCTCTAGCATCAAGCGCGTCTTGTTGGGCTTCTAGCGCATCTTTTTGTGATTGAATGACCTTAAGTTGCGCTTCTAGCTCTTTCTTAATCGCCTCAGTTTGCTCTTTTTGAGCTTTACTAATAGCTGTTAGCTGATTCTGGTAATCGTCAACCTCTGCTTTAGCGTCATCAGCTTGCTTTTTAATCTCCGCTTCTTGTTGCTCAAGCTCCCATAGCTCTTTCTGCTTCTGATTCTCCCATGCTTGTTTGGCGGCTGCGGCTGCTTCTTCAGCGGCTTTTTCTGCTGCCGATTTTGTTTTGGATGAGCTACCGCCACCACCACCAGAACTAGCTGTAGTAGAACCCCATTTTTGTAGCTGTTCAAGCTGTTTAGCAATTTTGTCTGGTTGATAATCCTTTTGCCATTTATTTGTAGCTTGTTTGGCTACCCAAGCATTAAATTCTGATGTCGTTGGAGTTTTACCATATGTTCTACGGTAAGCCTCCATGAGAGCTTGCTGATTGTCTTTTGTACCAACATCAACAGCCCCAGATAACTGACTTGCAGATGTTGCCCCAACCGCCGCCATCATAGTCGCAATTTGAGCACTTGTCATCAAAGCCGCTGTACCAACTTTGTTAATTTCAGCTACGAGATTACTATACACAGCATTTGCTGCTTGTTGTTGCGCTTCAAGTTCTGCAATAGCCAAATCTTTTAATCCAGCGGTTGTTGTCAAAGCTGATTTTCCAACTTCTGTCAAGTTCCCATCTACATCGAACAGCGAATCAGTAAGATGTTTAGATAAAGAATTGCCAGCATCTTCAGCAGCGTCATTTAAGTCCTCAACTGTATCAACAACTTTTTGCCCCTCACTGTTGAATTTGCGCATGGCATTTACAACATAGCCATATTCCAGCTTTAATTCTTTCTCACTAGAGGTTAGTTGTCGTGCTCCCGCATCTCCACGCAAATACGCCTCTTCCAAAGATATCATCTGTTGATATACAGGGGCAAGTTTATCGTGAAGCTCTTGATACCTACTAATCTGATTTGCTGTTAGCTCATCAGTATTGCGCAATTCATCACCAAGAGATTTTAGTGCAGCTGCATCAAGCGCATTTACTTCATCGGCTGTAAGATTAGTTTCCTCCCTCATCGTCAAGAAGGCATAGCCAAGTTCTTTAAGTTGCTCTTTTAGTTCCTCAGTAGTACCAGCCGCAAGCCCCTCTTGTTCAGCCAAATCTTTAACGGCGGCTTCAATAGAAGTATATGTGCTAGTATCAACGTCCTTAGTGGATGACATAACATGAACACGGGTTGCAGTTCCTGTTCCAGTTCTCCCACTAAGTTCACGATTAGCCGCTTGAGCCTCGCGCATTTGAGCCACATTTAGCTCTTTCTCTTGTTCTTCTCTTAGCTTTTCTAGCTCTTGCCGTTCTTTCTCAATCGCCGCAGTTCGGTCTTTCCAGTCCATTGCGTTGATTTCATCGAGGCGGTCTTTAGTGTTTTGATATTCTTCAGCTAGATTCGCAGCGTCTTGTTGAGCCGTCTCAAAATCTGGGTGTGTTTCTTTATATACCTTGACGGCTTCTACTATACCAACAATAGATGCTGAAATAGCCAATAGAAGTGGTAATGCTACTGCCGCCGCACCTCCAGCTGCTCCAATAGCTGCCCCAAATGTACTTGTGCCGCTAGAAACCGCAGAAATAACAGCACCAAGACTCTTAAATTGCCCAACAACAATTGGAATCAACTTAGTAACATGAAGTAAACTTGTAGCACCCCAACTAAGACCCCCAAGCAATGTAACCTTAGTAATCAACTGTCCAATATCTGTATTGGCTAATTTTAAGAAGGCATCACCCGCCTTGATAACAGTGGTAATTACCTCTTTATCAAGAATATTATTGGCAAAATCTTGGAATGTTGCTTTCAGATTATTAGTTTGATATTCAAGCGATTCTTGGAACGCCTCATTTTCCTTCATGGCTGACCCAGCAGAATCAATGGACGTTGCCGTTGCTTGCGTTGCATGGTCAAAATTATTCATCAACGCAAGGAAATTATTTAGCTGATTTGTACCGGCACTAGTAATAGCTATATATTGCTGAGTATTCTTATCTAGTGAACCCCACTGTGATGCAAGGTCTGCCAGAATGTCATATGTACTGCGCATCTGGCCAGAACTGTCATACAATGCAATTCCTAGACTATTATAAATTCCTGTTAACTTTTGTCCAACATCGCTATTTTCATCTACAACTTGCGCCAGACGGCTAAAAATCGTATTTGCCGCCCGTGCAGATTTACTAGCATTTCGTGTCTGCTCTGTAATTGCTGTAACAACGCCAAGTGTCTGGTCTATGGAATTTCCCATGGCCGAGCTTGTAGATGCGACAATTCCTAGAGCCTTAGATAAATCACCAGATGAAACCGAAAATCGATTGGCCACCTCGTTTACTTTATCGATGATAGATTGCGCATTTTCTGCTTCAATGCCAAACGCAATCATCTGAGAGATAATAAACGATGCTGAATCACCAGCCGATATTGCTTCATCGCTGACATTCTGGAACATCGCCGCAGTTCTTGCTAATGTAGCCGCATCTTGGTCATTAAAGCCATTTTTGCGGAACTCTCCTGCGGCATCAACCATTTCTGACGGTTAATACAAATTATTTAATATATCCCCATTCGTTGTCGTATTTATCCTGCGCTTTGATAGTTTCTATATCTTTTTTCTTTTGCGCTTCATTGATTTCTTTATAATCATCTGGATTTTTGCGCTTTGTCGTATATCCACTCATACATACACAATAAGTAAATATAACAAAAAAGATAAGAAATAGAATCAATGCTCCCATATATACATCTTCCATAATAGATACCTCCTTAATGTATCTATATAATAGCACATATTAAATAATTTGTCAAGGGGTTTTCAAGCCCTTCCTGAATAATTCTTCACCCTATATAATTGGAGGGTCGCCCTGTATATTCGATTGACACACCGCTCATCACGGCTTCGCGCCCAATCTGCCCTTTTGTCATACATTATTTATGACAGATTCTTTAGGTCTTTCGACCATGGAATCATCCTTATCGTCTTTCTGCTTTCGCACTAATTCATTGTTAATAATCACACTCAGGCATATCTCATCCTCATGTTGTAGTGATAAGGCTCTTGAGGCTTTCAAGGGTTTAGGGGCTGTTCTATATGCTGCTTTACCATCGCAACATACCGGCTCAGACCGATTTGGTTTACCGGTTCGTCCAACTTCTTGTCCTAATTGAGACAATTTATCAACATAATCATCTAGCGCAGAACCAGTTAAATCACTAACCTTCTTAAATTCTGTTATTGCAGCATCAAGCTCATATACTTGACCGGTCATATCTTTAACAACAGATAAGAATTTGCTAAAGACCTCATGCGCCACATTGAATGTTAATTCTAAGTCTTGTCCAGCTTCATTTAGTTGTCTTGTGGATTTTGTAACATCGTCAATTTCTTTTTTGCCCTGATCCGCCCCATGCACCTTTAGGTCTACACCATTGCTGGCAACCTCTTTAAGTTGCTCTTTTATCTTTTTAAGGTCTAGCTCAGCCTGTACCACAACACTGTAGTTCGTCGCCATCTCATCACTCCTTTAATTCATATTTGTGATTATTTGGCATCTTTACGATTTGGACGAATTTGTGACCAAGCAATCAATATGCTCTCTGCCACATCATCATCATTTAATTTAGACTTAGGCTTCACCCATTTTAAGTTTAGCCCAAATATCTCATTGGCAGTCAGTACCGCCTTTTCCTTCATTGCATCTCTCTTGGTTCCTGCTTTTGACCCATCAAATAAACCCATATCACTACGCCATTGAGACGGCAACAAGAAATGAATAGGCACATGATAATGGGTCGCTATTGATAAAATATATCCTTGCACTGCCCCAAGTAGAACAAGTGTTTGCATTTGCTTACCCATCAATGGGACTTCTTCTAGGTATATACAAGATGGACGATATTTTTTTATGATATTCTCAATCTCACGCCCTTCTTGTATTAGACGCTCACGCCATGTCAAATCACGACTTGGCTTAATAGCCTGATAATGAACTAGCTTAATACCATCAAATACAGATATTCCCGTGCAAGTAGAAGATGCGTCTATTCCGCAAGTAGTCATATCAATTTACCTCGTCAACAGCAATCGCTACATTGTGCATGATAACCTCAAGCCCTGCTTTCTGCAATCCCTCTTTGAACCATTGCTTCATGTTGCGCTTGCCTACTCTTTTTACTAATTCTGCCCAAGCATCGCGCTTCTTTTGCCATGTGCCAGTGCCAAATGCACTACCCCACTTAATGCCGCCATAGATTATATCGGCCAAATATGCTCTTGAATCTTTACCATAATAATCCCCAGCTACACCGATATGTTGCGCATAATTTTGGCTATCTGGGTCGGTAGAGCCTATTGACATTTCATTGCCTTTATAGTAGAATTTACCGTAGGCATCCTTATTGGTTGGATTATGACCCGGCTGAGTAATTGCCCACGCAGTATAAAAATCACCCGTTCGGTTATATTCTTCTGGCTCATACGCCATATATACTACATCATGGATTGCGCCGATGTTCTCATCATAAATTTTGTCCATGACATAATCAACGGCCTCTTGCAATGGTTGTCTAAGCGCTCGTCTTAGCTCGTCCTCACTTCTTACTTGGGGCATTTTTAATGACCTCATCAACTCGCTTACTAAATTCTGGCATTTCTTTAGCAATTTTAGTAAGTAGCCGCATAGGTGATTCAGCAAATGCAATAGCGGCATCAACTTCATAGAAGTTTATAACAGTCTCCTTGACAATATCAATCAGACCAGATTTTAGTAACTTGTCATGTCCTAGTTCTTCAATATCCTTATCGTCCATATCTGTAGCAAAATGAATGAGCAGAATATCAATATTTTCATTGCGCTCTGCCCATGTATCAAATTTAGTAGCCGCATTTGCAATGGCCTGAATTTCACTATATGTTAGATACGATTTGATATGTACGCCATAATCCTCAACATATTCATCTGTAAATTCCTTAATTTCCTTCATTTTCCTTTTCATTCCTTTCTTTTACAACTCTATATGTATCGCCATATTTTCTCAATTTTACATCAACTGGCACATAATCATATGGGTTTTTGACCACTACCGTCTTATCCCCAAGGTTAACATAAAGATTCCCATGCTTTTCCATTACTACATTGCCAGCCGGTTTAGCAATAGGGCAATTTTTCATATAATCAAGCGGCATCCATATATGTAATTTGGCGCATCGCCGCACATGGGGACATATATTATTTGGCTCTTGTTGCCGCTGACAATAGCAATGGTCATTATATGCACCAATAATACAATATTTACAGTCCATAAATTCACCTCGTAATAAAATGGGGAGACTGTTACATCTCCCCATTTTTATACATTATTTAATTTTTACTCAGTGACGGTAACTTCTGCAACCGCCTGAATTGCAGTGTTCTCCTTTAGAGTGACAGTAACATAGCCAGTGCCAGCGGCCTTAGCCGTGACCTTACCAGTGTTGTCAACATCAATATAAGTAGCAGAACCAGTAGCAACTGCAAAGGTAAAGTTCTCTGCGTCCTTACGCTGAGAAGCAATATTACCACCAAAGACGGCACGAACAATAAGCTGCTCAGAACCATTATTGGCAAGTTCCATATCAGCGTTCTCAATAGCAAGAGCGATAACATCATCCTGCCACTTAGCACCAAAGACTTCCTGAGTCATAGTACCATAGACAGGATCTTCCTCACAAGAAGTGGACTCGTCATAAGCTAGAGCCTTACCATTCAGAGGAACAGTAGCAGCACTAGTTGCAGCCCATGCTAGATTAACATTACCATCGAGCTGGAACTGAGGAATATCAGTAATGAGACGACCATACTTAGAGGTAGACGCTGCAACGTCAGCCGCAGAGCCAGAATATAGGTCGTTGATTAGAACGAGGTGCAGCACCTTTGGCACGAACTGAGCCTTGATGGTAATAGACTCAGCATTCTCATTCTGATAGAAATACTTGATACAATAGCTCTCACCAGCAATCGCGCCGGGAACAAGCATTGTCTCACCATTGATCGTAGCAACAGACCAGTTGTCATCAGCGGGCTTCTTATACCAACCAATAAGAGTACCATCAAATGCGACAGGAGTATTGGTTAGTGTAATCTGACCGGGTGTAGTGACAGCCTCGCCAGCCTTGCCAGACTCATAAACAGTAACGCCGCCCTTTGTTACATCGACACCAAGGTTGGCGGCAACATAACGGAGGTTGAACATTGCGTCAGTAATTGAAACTGTTAGAGAACTGTCATGGAAATATTGTCCATAAAGTAGGTTGCCGGGGCCGCCACGGACTTCTTCAGCCGTGATAGAAGTATTAAATGTGGTATCAGAAAGAGTCTTACCAATACCAATTAGCTGGTCGCCACTAAAAAATAGAGCACGGGCAGGGCCAGCAGTAAAAATATTAGCGGACATTAAAATTCCTCCTAATTACTTATTTATTTTGCATTTCATTGAACATCGCGTCCAGCCCGTCACCTCTATCTGTCTTGGTTTGGCCGCGAATATTACCTTGACTATCAGCACCCATAGATTTAGCATATTCGTCTAGTGGATGTATATAATCATCAAATTTATCTTTTCGCTTCTTAAATATCCAATGTTCAATCTTATCGCCTTGACCGGCATATAGTGAAATGGCGCGAGTTGTCTCAAATTCGACCTCTCCAACCACCTCATTGAACAGGATGTTAAATGAGCGATATGTCATATCTTTTAGTTGTTGCTTTGTATAGCCAGAATGGGCCATTACAATGCCCATTTTTCTAGCTGTTGAAATCGGCGCATATCTAGCCGCCTTGAGCGCATTTGTTTCATCTATGGCTTTTTTCAAATCTGGATTGATATATTCATCATCATAATCAAGAATATTTTGATACATGATTATTCGTCGTATATCATCAAATTCTTTCTCAGTGATAATCATATCTGGATTTTTTGCATCACCAAGGATAATCTTTCCGCGCTCATCTTTACCTAAATATGGCATCTCAAACTTAAAGCACAACATACAGATATTTACAAGTTTTTGTTTACTTGCTTTTGCTTCTTGTTCATCAGCATTTTGTATTACTATATCGTTAAGATAACGTAAATACGTCATCTGTATTACTTTTACGTCGCTTGAACTATTTTTATCTATGTTAAGCAAGTCACAACTTGTTAAAAAAATTAAAGAATCCCTAAGTGCTATTGGATAAATATTTAGCGTTGCACCGGATTTTAGCGCATACGGTACTGGCTCATCATAGGCGAAATATAATTCATCAAGAACATCAAAGTTAAGGCTCTGTGCCAATTATCCAGCACATCCTTCCTCTGTTCCAGTATCACCCACGTCAATAGCCATATATAGCTGAACACCAGTAAATGTTTTGTTATTACCAATAGTTGATTTTGCGGCGCTATATCGGCTTGCATCCTGCAAGAACTTGAATTTGCCAATGCCACCAATATCAACACCATTTAGTAATGTCAATATGCAGTTAATAAACAAATCTCCGCGATTAACAGGAACATCATTATATTCAACTAGGCTCATTTGACCGCCATATAAACAATCAAACGCATATACAACTGTGCCATAATATAGCTCAGAAGGATGAATATAATGCTGATATATCTTAACAATCTGCTTAGATTCCGCCATAGCGTCCTCAATCAGATTGGTCAAAAATACACTATATGTGTCCTGCTTACCTTGTGCCCACACCAACTTCATTTTTTGCTCAAATGTAAGCGCATCATGGGTTAGTGCCTTATAATCTCTATATGCTAATAATTTCCAAAAGACATCTGCCATAGGGTCAGTCGATTTTGCTAGATATACCATAATCCGATATGGGAGATATGGTAAATTTGACATGCTATTATACATAATCTAACTGCCCTCCTTTAGTCCATTGGAAACGGCGCATTTTCGTCCATTGGATAATCAATGGAGCTATTATCCGCAATTTGATTTTCAATATCATCACCGACATGAGCCTCATCAAGATATAGCTCAAGAGTAAGTAATGTTGGCTTGCTATCACCGTATGCGTTGATTGCGTTCTGATAAGACAACAGCTTAAACGGTCTACCACCTAGAATATATCTAGTATTCAGTTTGAATAGTCTATATACGGCCTCATTGCCCTGAACCATAACAACAGCATGGTTGTTTGGTGTGATGATAGGTGTACTAACCTGTGCTGATGGTGATTGCATATCATAGTCAACAACACATGGTGCGCTAAAGATTACGTCGTTGACCTCATCTTTAATGCGCATAACATTGTTACAACGGCGCACACCAACGCCACGAGGCAAGCCATCAAATTTGCCCGAATCATGGACAATCCACACATTGTTGTCAAATTTGTAATACAATCCACGCACAACAAAATGGTCAATATCCTTAAATATTAACTGGAGGAAATCTATAGTATCCTTTTGTCCAGTTGATGTGCTTGCAACTGTAGGCGCAACCCATGCTTGAACACAACTATATTCGGTAGACCCTATTCCATTTTGCTCTAGCAATGCACCACCATTCTCAGGTGTTTTGGCAGACGTGTTATCCCATTGCGCACAAATATATTCTTGCGTCAAATCGCGGTAATAATCATTGGGATTTGGTTGATATTGAAACATCTCATATGCCATATCAATCACCCATCCTTTCAATCCTGTTCGTCATACGTAATACACATGAACGGATAATAGGATGAGTAAGCTCAAGTCCCATTTTACTTAATCCTGCTAATGTATCAGCAATCTCACCATCAACCGCCCTGAATCGCACAGATAGCCGCTCACAATATGTTGTATAATCGGATTCTTCGATTGTCGGATCAAGACTGGTCAAATCTTCAAACAGCAACAGGACTTTATATAAAGCATGAATTTTATCTTGCTTGTCTGTTCTACTCATATATCCACCCCTCTTTAATAATTATAGGAGGATAGATATAAGAGCTGGTATTTGTCGTGAATGAGCCTATCGACATCTTCTTCTAGCTTATCAATGACGTTCTGTTTTTCTTTGAAATTCTGCGAGGATACGCCATCCATCTGGAAAGATGATGGAACTTTAAGTTTTTGTGCAATCTGTGTTGCTACGTCCGTCTCACCGCGCCACCAGTATATCACCCAATATTCGGCAAGAATTTGAATCTCTAAATCTGTTAAATCTGCGTCAAATTGTCTAAGCTCTAAATCGTATGTTAAGGGTTGCTCACATTCTATAAACTTTGCGGCTGAACTAATGACCCAACCATCAATCTTGTCATAAAACAGCTCAATATTTGCGTCATATAGTTTGCGCAGTTTATAGTCATCAATTACACTTAATGCTCTTTGCCCAATAACATCAAATGATGTTGCCATAATTTATCACTCCTTGTCATCAAGGGGTTCAATATCAATTAGATTTTTACCACTAAGTTCACCAATCTTGACAAGCACATTTGCATCAACCGGATGTCCATCAAGCACCATATTAGAAATAGTATCTACAATAATTTGCTTCTGCTGGTCAGTTGCTCCCTTATATGTCTCGCAAATATCAACCACATTCTGCTTTAATAGCTCCTTGAGCTGTGTCGCACTAAGAATATGACGATAAATTTCATCTAGGTCGCACTTATGAACAAATTCTGGGTCATCAATATATACCATGCCGCTAGATACGGTTTCTGGCATATTGTTTACGACAGAAAACGCCTCTGACTCTGGAATCATCTTGTACTTATACTGCCCTTCAATTCTGTGCATACGAGTGCCACGCAGATTGATATTGCCCGGGCACATATTGATGAACTTGATATTTCTAAGCGCCTTAGATTTATCCTCGATAGATGCTGCATCTGTCTTTACCTGAGACTGCGCTTGCATAAGAACTTGCATCTGTGCCATCATTTCTTCCATGCGCTTCTGCTGTTCGGCAAGTTGCGCCTTTAACGCCTCTTTTTCTGCATCAACAACAGGCGTTTCGGTCTGCTTGGTTGTCTTGGTAGTCGTAGTAGATTTAGTATTTGTAGTATTTGCCATTCCTTTTATTTTCCTTTCTTATTCCCGTTATAAATAGAGAGGGGCTATTAACCCCTCTCAAATAATTATTACTCAGTAATAGTGTATAGACCAGCGAAGGATGCACCGACGAACTCGAAACCATAGTTCTTGCGCATTGTAAAGTTCTGCGTAAGATCGGCATTCTCATAGAACTGGTTGCTGTTGGTTAGAGTGGTGGACATAGCACCAACAACTAGCTTAGAGCCAACAGGAGAAACAACATATAGCTTGTTGTCATCAAGAGCTAGACCATAGTTAGAGCCAGTAGGCATCTGGGGTAGCTCATAGAGGGCAAAACCGTAGAAGTCACGGAGAACATGGACAGAGCCACCATTAGCGTCGTAAGTGCCACGATAACCCATAGTGCTATCGGGTAGAACGTTAGCTAGAGCAGAAGCAGTACCCATGATGATTGGCTTAATGCCATTGTTATAAGCCTGAACGCGCTGTGCTAGAGCAATAAGCTTCTTAGCATCAAATGCAGCATTCTCAAGGAACTGAGAAGGATAGGAAGCGCCAGCTAGACCAGCATTAAGAGCGGCAACGGCCATCTTCTGCATATCAATCTCGATGGAAAGAACGATAGCACGAACGAAATCAGCAATATCTTCCTTACCAGCCATCACGCGATACATATCAACGTAAGTGGTGATAATGCGCTCCTGCATGGAAATGACAACATCGCCAGCATACTTCTTCTGACGGAAAGTAGTGCGCTCACCAGTACCACCAGCAGAGACAGTGTAAAGAGTACGAGGCATAACCTTGACCTTAACAATGTCACCAATACCAGCCATACGGAAATCAACGAATGGAGCAAGAGACTCAGTAAAATATGCAGGAAGAACTGCATTGACTAGGGCGTTGATGACTGCGAAATTTGCCCAACGAACCATAGGATTGGCTGCCCACGCATCAGTATTCTCAGCATTGCGAGTGCAGTTAGAAAGACGCTCAACTTCTGCGAAATATGCGGCGTTGACAACATCATGCTTTTCAGCAAGAGGCTTAGTTGCATCATAAGCGCCTAGCTTACGACCCTGTTCAGCATCGGACTTATGGAAGTGATAGTCCATGAACTGCTCATAGAACTTAGTGTTGCCATTGGAGAAAGCAACAATTTCTTTGCTTAGATTCATAATATATATCTCCTTTGCTTATTTATTAAATTTAATTAGTTACGGACGCACTTGAGAATCCAAGTCTTAACAGACTCAATACCAATGTCAACACTGTGGGTAGCCTCAATGCTGAAATAAGTACCATTACCAGAAGGTGCATCTGTGGCAGCAACTAGACGGCCATTGGTATCAACAGTAGCAAACTTAGAAGTACCGTCCGTAGGAGCAGTAGTAAACGCAGAAGCAGGAACTTCAAGGAAAGTACGACCAGCAGTTAGACCCTTAATGGAGAATGCAGTGCCCTTGGGGTTATAGAAATAACGAGGGTCGCTCATTTCCTGCTGTTCAATAGTAGCACCAACAGCGGGCTTTTCAACGAGCCATAGATCGGTAGCGTTAGCAAGGGGTAGCGTGCAAGCAAATTCATAACCGCCATCGGTCTTTAGACCAAGAGCGCCACGAGTAACAAACTGACCATTGTCTAGATCAACAGTAGCAATACCAGCACAGTTGATGGCATCATTCTGCCAATCGTCAAGAGTGCGGAGAGCAAAAGAGTGAGTATTAGACATAATATAATTATCTCCTTTTTAATCAATTTTTAGTTTTAGTCCCATAGACCTTTATGCTCCTTCTTTTCAACTGGAGCAGCGAAAGTAAATACATCGGTTTTTTCTTTCTTTGTGGTTTTCTTTACAGCAGAGAAACAATATGCCTTAACCTTATTTGCCCAAGCATCAACATCCGCAAATTCACAAGCCATGCCTTCTTCGCGCATCTGCTTATAGCAATCATCAGACATATATTCCTTGCACTCAGCCATGATAGCCTCGACAGAAATAGCCTTTTCCTTGTCCTCTACGTCTTTCTTAAACTGACGTAGCGTCTCAAGCTCAGAATTTTGACCCATGATGATATTGTCTCTATCTTCAATATCTTTTTCAAGCTGTGCAATACGGGCTTTCATATCATCAGCGGACATTTCTTCCTCATGCTCATCATCTTTGTCATCATCATCGTCATGTTCGTCGCAATCAGCTAGACGATATTTAGCAACATCATCAGGTTCAGCAAATTTCTTGATATTATCAGTCTCAGTAAATTCCTGCTTGACCTCAACAACCTCATCTGCAAGAGTAAGACCGTCCTCAGTCAGACTAAAATCGAGCCGATATAGCTTCTTTGCGTCATCAATAAGGATAGCAAACTTCTTATTGTCCTCCTCATAAATACCCTGAATACCATATTCCCAATTACGAGCTTCGCGCATAGCGCTATATAGTCTACCCCACATATCGCCAATATCAACCGCGCTAAATTCAATTTCAGCCATTTTCTTGTCCTCCTTTCTTTCAGAATCGTCATCAAGGTCTAACTTTTTATAGATAGCCTTAATTTTATTTACAACCTCAGTCTCATCATTCTGCTTTGCATATGCTAGTGCAGATGATAGAGCATTTCGGTTATAGATGAATTTGTCACCATCAAGCATCATAACTGGGTACTTGAGGTGTTCAGATGGCGCATCTTTCCAACCATCTTCTACGAGTAGATATACAGATTTAACAAGCGTGTCACGATTCTTGGCCTCCATGATTTTATCTCTCATAGTCGCCTTATCATAATCGCCCCAATCAGCCGTAGACATGGCCTCTTTGGACTTGTCAATCTTATATGTTTTCTTTTCAGCCATTAGTTGTTTCCTTTCTTCGACAAATTGCTTTAGATTAGATAGAGAATCAGATTTAGCAAAATAAGCATCCGCATCCTCAACAGAGAATCGCACCATTTTAATATCTGCATCAGGGCAACTGCCGTTTATAGCTTTTCCAAGTACAGTCAACCCGAAAATATCCAGTGCCACAACCTTGCCTTCATCCTCATCTTTATCTGTTGTTACTGTCATTTCGACAGAGCTATTGCGAAGATTATCAAACTCAAAGATATTGTTTAATTCCTTACTATAATGTTTGCTTACAACCGCATAAGCATATGCTTTGGTGACACCATCTTCCTCAACAAACTCAATCTCTTGTTCACGCGGGAAATAACCATACTGGATTTCTGAGGGTAGGTGTGTGGTCGCATCACCATTCTGAATTTTCGCCACAAGCATATTGCCAAGAATAGATTGAGCGTCGCGCCGTAATACATCATCACTAATATCTAGCTTATGTGAATTTGGCTTAGTGCTTAAAAAGCAGCACTTAAACACAGTAAATTTATGCTCTGGGTAATTATCACACCATTCAGGATATTCAACAGCATCTTCAAGCTGAAATTTTACATCTTTCTTCAATCATCTTCCTCCTTTCTTCAAGGATGGTAATTTATGGTTAATTGACATCTTGTGAATCAACACCAGTATAGTCAACAGACCACGTTTTCATTTCATCAATAAGCCCCTTGGTATAATGGTTCTTTTGCAACTTATTGACATAAATATCCTCAATCTGCAACATGTGCATCTTTTCATAATATGGCAGTGTCTTGTTTTCCATATATCTATAGAACATATTTTTGATTTCACCACGACACGCCTCTGTTGTATAGGCTACAGTTGCATCTAGCTTATTCTCAATCCTCTTGAGCGTTGCTTTGAGGGTATTTTGTTGTACTTTATCATCTTGTTCGTTCTGATATTTTTTTAGAGCACTTGCAATATATAGTTTAATAGGTTTGCAACATAGAGTAATAACCGCTGACAAAGAAAGGATTGCTCCTAAAATTGCGGCAATGTTCTTGACTGTTTCCAATCATAGATTCCTCCTTTCTAGCGTATTATCCTTCTATTCCATTCTTACTTAACCATTTTAGCAATTTTGCGTTGCGCTTATAATAATGCGCGTCATCATCTAGGTATTTAGCCGAAAATCCAGCTTTATCAAGTTCCCATGCTAAGGCGCTATCAGCAATGAAGTAATCTTCTGGATTTCTTGGGATTCCAAGGATAATCATTGATAATCCTCCAAGCCAACAATTCCCCAACTGTCAATATGACGGTCATATTCGTCATATCCTGTTGGCATCTGTTTAGCTTTATCATCCAATAGAATAATCTGTGCTACAACCTTATTCATATCCTGCATAAGCTCTTGTAGCATAGCATTGGCGTTAAAATCTTTTTCTTCTTTAGCAATATAATATGTCTGCTTGATAACTTGATATATGTCAAGCGTTTCTCTAAGCATAGTATCCATCATTTGCTCAAGATTATCATATGTGCGCTTATCACCGCGCGTCTCAGGATAATATGTTGTAATATTCCACTGATGCTTAAAGTCGCTTACAGTATCAGCCATAAGCGGCCAGAGATGCGCCAGCTTATGATGGATAATATTTGCAGCATTTGGCATAGCAAATTTTACTTCCATCCAACTGCAAATGCGGTCGAACGTGCGGTTCAACTGGAAATACTGCCCAACTAGAATATCTAGGGCTTCACTTGTTCTTTCTGATAACATCATAATATCATTCCTCTAATGTTTCTCGGCTTGCTTCGCCTGATTCGGTCAGCGTGGTCGAATTTTCTCTGGGCCTACCACCTTCGTTATCTGAGCCGCCCTTGGTTGTATTAGTATTTTTCAAGAGCTGTGTATATTTATCAATCCAACCGGTATATTTACTCTCAGCCATCATTGCTTCAAATACCTGTGGCTGATAACCAGATACGGATGCCCATGTCTGCATAGGTAGAACAATGCCAGAATCAGCCATTTTCTTCACTCTATCAAATCTAGCCTCGCGCTCAAATGGATAATTAGACCCATCAAAGATAAATTTCCACTTGTATTTCTTTGTTAGCTGATTGACATAAAATTCTAGGAAATTGCTAAACTGTGGATATAGCGGCTTCATGGTCTGGTACATATCATTAAGTCCAGCCTCAATCTCAGCATTGGACTGTCTATCAGAGCTATAAATAACACGGCTCATACCAGACCCAACACCAGCAGATGTAGCAAGCTGAGTTGAATACATATCCGTATTCTTATCCTCAAATTGATAGAACTTAACATTTTCAAGTGGCATTGCGGCAAGTTTTGACAATGAGCCAAGACCAGCCTTTGCCTTCTGCATAAATCCACCTAGCGTCTTTGGGTCAATGGCGAACTGATTTGCTTTTGTGCCAGATTTGGCTGAATCAAATAGACGAATTTCACCAGCTAGAATAGCATAGGCTGACGCAATATCCTTGTTATATTGCAACTGAGCAATATCATCGTTGGCAATGGCATTTTTCAGGAATGGCGCTAAGAAGGGCGTATTATTAAATGTACTAGGATTCCACTTAAATGCCCATGCACCATCACTAGGCGATGTTTGCGTCCACATAGCATATGCACCATTTCGTCTATTTAGTGGATTTGTAGGGCGATAATTTTTGAACGCTTCTTCCTCAGAGCCAAATACGCGCTGATAATATTTCTTAAATGCTGGGTCAAATCCATTGATGTCTACACCAGCTTGTAGGAAATAGCTCATGTCAAAATCAAACAACATACCTTTTTCCCAATATTCAGTAAGTAAACATCTATCTTGTGGCAAAATCTGTAGGGCGAATTTCATTCCTTTGTTGCCCCACTTCGTCTTTCTGAACCAAGTGAAATATGTCTCATGCGTCACAATCTGTGCTACAACTTTGCTAAATTCAGCCTTATAGTCAAACTTATTCAAAAAATCATATACACGCCGCTTATCCTCTTGGTATGCGCTTGATTCATAATCACTCTGAGTAAAAGCATTGATACAAACAGGCTGTAGGTCAAATGATAAAGCGTTACAATATGCTTGTAGAGTTCTGGCAAATATCATATCCCAGAATTTCATATATTCCATATAGCCCTGAATCTGTTCTGCATTCTCTTTATATTCAGCAAGAGCTTTGCGGATTTTATCAGAACTAGGGGTTTCTGGATTGTTATTCAAATTCTGCAATAACTGATTGCTCAACATTGGTGACCAAAAGCCAAACTGATCATAAGCATATAATGCTTGTGCAAACTCTGTTACGGCTTGAGCCTGTTCAAATGTTACTAGCGGTTCTGCCAAATTTCGCCCTCCTTTCTTTGTTTTATATTTTTGAGTGTTTTTATTTTGTTGTTTTTGATATTGTCACCAGACAAGTTGGATGGAGTCTATATCAAACTCATCTTCTTGCAACTGTTGCTGCCATGCGTTCTCAATTAAATCAATAATATAGTTACCATACATGATAGTTACAATCCTATCCTTTGTGCCTGTGCGCGGTTCTTCTAGTTTGATTTTATCTTGCTTAATAACCGTCTTTAGATTAACAGCCTCTATAACCATCATATCAGTTTGACCATACGGCTCAAGCTGATTAGCTAATTCTTCAGCAGTATATTGATAATATTCACCGCTATCCGTTAGCTCGTTCTGATAATCCTGCATAGAAATAAGGAATTTCATATTATTTGTTTCAAGTTGTTTACGCAATGACAACCAACCACTACTGTTTAATTCAGGTGTGCCAATAATCGGTATTAAACATGGTACAGCATTTTTATCAACTGTGCGGCTATGATAATCATCTATCTTGGCTTGAGATACGACCTGATATTTATCAGCCAATCCAAATCCGCGCGAATCCCATCTTGCACCCAAATCTGGTCGTGGTAATGGTTCTGTAAGGTGGTTTGCTATTACCTCACCACCACTACGCGAGTCGAATAGACAATAATCCGCATCATATACCCATTTAAGGTATCTAAATCTATCAGATGCACCGATTGTATCAGATGCGTCATGCCCCTCTATATAATCAACATGACGTTCAAATCTATTCTTTTTACTATCCCAGTGTGCTGACATAAGGGTAATGATTGTATTATCGTTCTTTGTACAACCAGTGGTGTTGGCAAAAGCCAAATCCATAGATAAGATGCGTATCTCATCCTCTTTCTTTTCTGGGAAGTCAGGTTGTTCACCGGCAAAGAACTGTAATGCGGTAGGTGGACGGAAACAATGCTCAATGATTTGATTCTCTTTGAACGATTTTAAATTAAAGAACGCATCATCGCCCTCTGAAATCATCTCGTTCAAATCTTCCATTCTAAAGTCCATTTCGCCACCAGCCTTACCATTCCAATAATCAGCCCATGTCTTAAAGCCATTATCAATAGCCATAAATATGTCACCGGCAAAAATATTGCATCTTACTTTTGTGTCAGTAAATATACGAGTAAATGTCTTTTTGAATAATAACCAGAACCACTCAAACTTATATCTAGCAGATGTGATATAGATATGTTGACATTCCTCTTTCCAACGAGGATTATTGCCATATACAGGGTTACTAAGATATTTAGCTTGTCTTGGATGCGCCATCTTCTCAAATACGGAATCAACCATGCCTTTTTTGAGCAAGCGTGCTTCTTCGTATGTAAGAATTGTTGCTCTTGGGCCACGAGAGCTATCTTGACATGGTAGTACACGCAAAGTAGAACCATTAAGTTTATTCTCTATTCTATAACCATCTTCTGGTTTAGTAATAACCAAATATTCATGCTCATACATATATAAGAGATAAGGAGATAATTTTTTAATCAATTCATCTCTTATCTTATCTTCAACCATCTTGTTTGCCTGTGCAACAGTTGATGATGTAATTACCGCCTCTGTATATGGATAAAGATTCATCTTTACAATATTTCCTAGACCTACAATGAAGGTTTTGGACAAACCACGACAACATATTGCAAAAAACACATCTGATATTCCCATCAGATATATCATTATCATCTGAAATGGGCGCAACTTGATACCGAGAACTAAATCAACATATATATGCCAATTTCGCCGTAACTAGAATAAAGTCAGCCACTCTATAGCATTTTCCTCTTTCTGAGCATCTTTCATTGCGTTTTCTTTTGCTTTAGCCGTAATTAGGTGGTTTCCAAGGAACTTGCGTCTCAAGCCCCCCATCTGACTTTTCATTCTATATCACCACCCATCATCTCTTTTGGTCTGAGGGTAAATCTGGATATTCGCGTGTCCCTCCAACCAGACTCCTACAACATCTCAAAATATCTTTCCATGTCGGCTCAAATCCACTAAAATCCTTATACTTATTCAAATCTTCGCATTCACATGGTTTTGTATTCTCAATATTCCATGCCATGCGTTCTATGAATTTTTCAGTATCACTCTGCTTGTTTTCCTTAAATTGGTCTAGTTTTAGCACCTTCATCAATTTAAGAATTTCATCGCCAGCGTCTTTATCTGTAGGGTCTTTGAATTTGCGCAGATTTGCTTGACACAGATTTCTATATGTCATCTCTTTAGCTGTGTCCATATCAAGAATTTCTTCGGTATATCGCTCAAAAATATCATCAAGCCACTGATATTCCCATTCTTCATAATCAGCGCCCCACTGACGATTCCACCTTGCTTTTAGCGCAACCTCATCCGTTTCGCTCTTAGCAACGTCGCCCAAATCCTTGAAATTAGACAGCTCCATATCGCTATCCCATACGCCTGTTAATTTATCGGGTGACGTAGATAAATATGTATGATACAACATAAATAGACTAGGCTTTTTGCCTTTAGCTGCCCTTTCTAGTGTATCAAGACAAGCAGTATATTCAGCGCGCCTCATAGGAATGCCAGTCTGCATACAGGTTGACCATAATGCCGCGCCTTGGTCTTTAGTAGATTCAAGAGCTTGTTTATATAGCTCAGTCACACATGACTTGCATGGTTTAATATATTCGCCCGTTTTGATTGGGCTTTTATAGAATTGGCTATCTTGCTTTTCTTTGCCACAATAGGGGCAAAACATATTCTCATTCCTTTCCGTTCCGTTTATTTTCCTTTGAATATGACAAAGCAGCCAAGATTGCTCTCAGCTGCTTCGTATTTGTCAAGGTTCAATATTCAGTTAAACAACAGTTCCCATTGAGTTGGGCTTATTGTAGATATGAGCCGATTGGCTCCGATCACCTCCTTCTCAATTATGCTTCGGATAAACCAGTGGATAATTCAAGAGAATAGTGACCTCCTTTCGGATATTCATAGCCGCCAATGAGTAGTAGCGACAGGCAGTTTCAGTATGTGCCTAGATACAAACATTAAAGCCTCATTTATCAAGCGCCATCGAGCGTCTAGCGCCACTCACTGTTATGTTTTATTGCGCCTCATCTTATTTCACCCACGCATGGCGCTATGTTGGGAATTATGGGCTATGGGTCTTAGATTGCCGTGTTATCTCGCCTTAGCCTACCTCGCGCACGGTCGGTCAGGAGTTTAACCGGATGACATGCGGCATCCTGAGCGCCCTCACAAACGTCCACATATAACCGTAAGTCACAACCGGCTATATGCTTCATACGCTCGTATAACACACCTGTTGCTATACGCCTATCGTCTATGCCCACCATCTCTACATCAATACCCCACGTATAAACGCAAGGCTTCGGGAAAGGCAGAATGGATAGGATTTATATTCAACTCTGCTAGGTGGGTCAATCGCCCCGCAAGCATGATTAACACAGCCGTAGCTATCACCTAGCAGAGAATGAATCAATTTAAGTTGGTAGCGCCATTTGCAACTGACGCTACCGATAAAATAAATTCTGTCGGATGACAGCGAAAAGCGTTCAGGCTTTTCCTCTAGTGTATTATAGATAAAATGTTTTACGCCACTCTGCACCATCTTCTGAATATGTAGTAAACATACAAGACGGTCTTGATGCTTTACGAATAGACTTGGCAAATCCATCAACACCACATACAGAGCCAACGCGCCAACACAGTTTATCACCTAGTTCAGTAATGCCAGCATTCTTCATTTCTTGTCGATGTAAATGTCCAACATAGCACTCGTCAATATCAATATTATATAAATTTTCAAAATATCGCATTGTCTCAGCTATATCACCGCCATCTCCATGATGGAGCATAATTGCATTGTTCTTAATGTATTTAATAGCGCAATCTGTATAATCATCAACTATAATACCATCTACTGACTTTAGCCGCTCCTGTAGATACCATACAATAATTTTACCTAGATTTTCTTCCTCAAACTGAGGCTTAGCCGTCAATGGACGGCATACATCATGGTTGCCCCCAACCATCACCACATTAACAGGAATTTCAAGCCTATCATGCAACTCAACAAACCAATCAGCTAGATATTCTGACAACTTGATAACCGTATCAATTACCGGCTCTCTCAGCTTAGTTAGGCTAGATGTGCGTAGAATATTTTCTACGCAATCCCCGAGCACAGCAACCGTAATATCATCAAGCCAGATGCAGTTGTCATCATTGCACATCTTGTTAAGCAACCCATCAAGTCGCGCCCTCATAATGTCAAAATTATACTTGTTTACAATTTCATTATATGCGCCCTTGATTTCATAAGTTGAGCCAGCATGAAGGTCAGAAATACAAAGAAGCCCACTTACATTTGTTTGTGGTAACTTATTGAACTCGCGAATAGTAAACGGCTCAAGATTCTTAATTGACTCAGCAATCTTTTCTTGAATCAAGTCTGCTCTTGCATCAAGTCTCTGATTCTGAACATGCTGGATGTTCTCGCTCTGTAATTTCTTACGTTCTTTCTCTAGTTCAATTTTTGCTTCTCTAATTTGTGATAGAATATTAGCATCTTTTTCATCTGATTCACAATCATCTGCTCCATTTAGCATATTGCGAACAAATACAGCGCATCTGCGTAAGTATTCCTCGCTCCAAACGCCCCTATAATCTTCACCAAGACAACGCGCCGTCCATTCCTGCAAGTCAATCAACTTGCTATCTAGCAGCTCAGTCGCTTGTCGTATCTTCTGTAGATTCATTCAATTTCTGTTCCTTTTCCTTCTTTTTCCGTTCATAATCTTCTTTTTTCTTGTTGATTACATTGATAAAATCATCATAACTCTGTTGTTTCGCTTTCTCCATGCGCTCTTGTGCCATTTGTTCAAGCGTCTTTCGAGCTGTGCGTTCTGCTTCTGCTTGAGTAATTAGCTTGAGATCGTTTGGTGTTAATTTACGATTTCTTACCCTTTGACGATATAATTTTGTTACACCTTTACCATTTACATTGTTTATAAATGCGTCATTTGCATCATAGGTTATACTAAACCAAGCGGGGTTAATTTGCTCAACAAGTTCCCCAGCTTCATTCTTAGCCATTACTCTGCGTTCAGGATGTTTTTTTAATCTAAACGTACCAATCCCCGGCATTTGACACCTACCATCAAAATGAAGTATGTGAATAATAGTATCAACACAGGCTTGCCAATATTTTTTCATTGTTAGTGGGTCACATTCAAGCAAACTAGCTGCATAAGCATAAAATTCCTGATTCAACTTATTATGTTCAGCCATCTTCTTCTTCCTTCATAAACTTAGGGTTATCAGGATAATTCTCTAACACCCAAGCATCCCATTCTTCTTTAGTTGCGCCTTTTCCATACAATGTGCCGCCTTTAACAGCACTTGCCATATGTTTCTCAGCCTTAAATTCCAACCGATAATAACCCCGTCTGTCAGGATAGTACATACGCCTCTTTTGGAATCCGTTCCAATATTCACCAGCTGGACGAGGAGGGTAATCACGAAATGTAATAACGCCAATATCAGGCAATGAATACTCTACGCCATGCTGTAGCGTTTCGCGGATAATGTCATGATATGCCGTTAGAACAATTTCAATAATCTTTGAATCAACCCCTGTGCGCCGAATCAACTCTTTTTTCATATCGGCTTTCCCTAGCCTAGGATATTTATTCTTATGCAATTATATCGTTCCTTTCCCTATTAACCTACCACAATATATTGTAGTAAGTTCATTTTGTCCATATATTTCTTACTGTTTTAACATATCCCCCGTGCGGACAGGTGGAGCTTCGCGCGATTCAGTGCGCCGCTGATTATCTGCCTTCTTGTAGCATTCCTCAGAGCAATAATGCTGACATACATCGCGCGGCTTAAAACGCTTGCCGCAAATGGGGCAGATTGGATTGAGTTGCGCCGTATTGATTCTCAAATTCTCTACAATCGTCCAACCAAAACAGGCCCACAGCATTTTCTTATTGCTTGATTTTTTGACCGTATATAGATAAGCCACCAAGCTATTGACCACAACATCTAGTGGCTCATTGCTATACTCCACTATATCTTGTGCTATGCGGCGATATTTATATAAATCGTCCTCATTGATATGCGGGTCATCGCCATAATCAAATTTGCGCTGATTCCAAATCCACCAATTATACCTCTCTATGATTGGGGAATTTTCTCTAGTGGTATAATCGACCGATTTATTTATCAGCATTGTCCAGTCGAATTTCCCAATCTTGTTATTATAGCGGATTCTGGAAGCAGGAATTTTGGCTGATATACGATTCATTGTGGAATTGTTTGGAGGCTCTACTTGAGTATCTGGGTCTTTGTCTTTAGCATAAATAAAAAAGTTAGGTAATTTTGATTTGGTATATTTTTTAATAATATCAGCAATCTCTTTTGGTGGTTCACTTTTCCACAACGTTTTCGCAAAATCAATAATTTGATTGTTCTTCATTGTCAACCAAGCAATGACTTTGATTTGCTCCTCAGTCATTTTGCCACCATTAGCATTTTTTACCTTACTGATTGCATTGCTAATCGGGCCAATAGACCCACCTGTATATGCAGTGCTTACACCCTCATATAATCTATCCGCATCAATAATACCGCCACGAGCTTTTTTGAGATCGTATGATAAAGGCACAATTCCTTGCATATTACGCTTTGCTACAGTTGTTAACGTCCTATCCTTAACAACTAAAGAAATATCCCCGTCAAAATCTTGTTGTAATATGCGGCTAATCATATCGTGACAACTGAAGTATACACATTTTGTTCCACCAAGCCATTTATCAGTTAGTTCATTTCGCTTGTTAATTCTAACCGCGTGCTCTTGATACAAGTGCGGACTTCTCAGGCAATCAAGCTCATCACCATCTTTGAATTGATTGGTGTAGACCTCGCCATTCTCAAGTATACCAGTTGGGAATTGCTCACCTTTGAACAACCACTCACAAAATGCCACAGGGTCAGGAGAAATAAACAGGTATTTACCGTTAATTCTCAATCTGCCGCCTCTTGCTTGTTTTACCAAACTTTTCTTTGTCTGTTTCAACAACTCCCGATTATACGTATCTTTGAATAACTCTGGATATATTGTCAGCGCTTCTTGCATTGCCGATTTTGTTTTATTATATTCAGTCGCGCCTAATAGTCTCATCGTAGTTTGATAATCTCGCCCGACACTATCAATTTCATCTGCTGTTTTAGCAATAAGACGCTCAATCTCATTATCTGTCATATCACTTAAAGACTGAAGCATCTGATAGTTGATTCTTGCTTTTGGTATATAATCTTCCTCAACTTTACAGCAACCAAAATAGCAACCATAACTTTTGAAATTAGCCTTGTAACACAGCCAAGATGGATAGAACTTATACAGTTTGAACATTGACTTCGTTAGGATATACTGAATATCATCCTCAAGAATCTTCCATTCTTTGCCATATATATCAGTTACAGTCCAATCATCAGCAGGGCAATATTCTTTTAGCCATCCTCTAAAGTCGAAATAAGATACCAACCCTTTTATCCACGGCGCTCGAATAATTTGAGTCTTGAATCCGGGTTTACAACACATACCCCAACCATCTGTCTCAGCTATAATTGTTTCAGACGTTTTGCGTGTAATGCTATAATCCGTATAATCAATGAAATCTGATTCAGCCATAACTGGCATTTCAAAGTCATCGACTACAATACAACGATCGATATCAAAGTCCTCAATTCTATCTGTTGCAGATGCCATAAGACTCTTATAACTCAACAACTTGTTTTCATTCATGCCACCAAGCGCATTAATTGAATCAATAGTTAGTCCGCACATAAGCGTTTGTTCAACGGCTAAATAATCTTTTTCACGAACAGCCATAAATCGCTTTGTGCGTATCATGCCAGCGCCACATGAATAGAAAATATAATGGTCGCCATTGTAATTGAAACCATTATGAATAATGCTGTTTAACACCTCAAAAAAGAATACATTGACAATGATGATTTTGTCACTTCGCTCAAATGCCTTAATGCCAAGGCTACGAGTCAACTCAGAACAAAACAAGTTAATGATTGTCTTGTCTGTTACTGCATCTGGATTAAGTTCTCTGGTAATATTATCTTCAAGCGATTTTTTTAGCAATGCTACAAGTTCATCTTTATGCTTTTTGATAACACGGTTAATTGATGATACGCGCCATTTTCGATTCTGACCATTCTTCTCGCGTATTCTCAATGCATATAACTTGACGAGCCGATTATGTATTGCTTGTTCCTCCGGCGTATAAAAAGCATCTGTTGCCACGGAAGGTATATAACAAAACTCTGTCAATGGCACTTAATAAATCACCTCTAATTCACTCTCTGAACTACCATATATCCAAAGCGCCCAATCACGCTCAGTTGGCTCATATTTATCATCCCATACTTCTGGTTCTATATCTTCCGACACATACCAGTTATAGCTCATTTCGCTCCACAATTTCTTACCACCCCCTTGAGCTTAATGCTATTATATCATATAATTGATTATTTGTCAATACTAAAATTGCTACTTGACAAAAATTGATTTGTGTGATATAATCTCTTATATATTATATAATATATTATACCATATATTATAGTATTTGTCAAGTATAAATATATTCATAATTTATTAACATATAGTTCATAATACTGTAATATCTAATATATATGATAATATATAATTACAATTTAACTATTATCTACTCATATACATTCGTAGATAATAGTTAAATTGATGTGAAAAATCAATTTGTAAAAAATTTTGCTTGACAAGTGCAAATTGATGTGATATAATCATAGCATGAGGTGAACATAAATGTCGAGAACAAAGAAAATTAACGCCGTAGTCCAATATGGCGATACTGGCTGGATTATCAATGATTGCGGCAATAGGCAATTCGAGCTATATAATATCAGCACCAAGCAGATTTTAGCAAAGAGCAATAATCCACTAGATTTTGATAAGCATATAGACAAGATTTTTGGCAAAGAGGTGGCTAGACGTGTTCGAGATTTTCAAGCTGAACAAGAAGAAAGCTGCGATTGAAGAAAATATTACTCTGCTTGAAGCCAAGCAAAAAGCAATGCAAGACAAAATCAAAGCACTAGATGAACTGACCACAACTAGACAGAATAAAGCTAACTGTGCTGAAATCGCCGCAAAAGAAGCCCAATCCGTCCTTGATACTCTAAACGGCAAAATTCACGTTATTGAAGAAATGCAGGATTATAATATTCCATATTATCAGGATTCGCTAGACGAACTTGAGCATAAGCGATATGAGTTGCAAGGTAAAATTGAATCTGCTGTGAATACTGGTCTATATCGCATTGAGCAGAATTATACACTAAACGGCTCAGATAGGCGCGGCAAAGAAATGCAGGATGTGTATGGGCGCGGATTGTGCTACGCTATGTCAGGATACATTGACAGTAAAGAAAAATCCGTAACAACGGGCAATATTGCTAAGAGCAAAGAATTGATTAAGAATAAATTTAATTCTTATCAATCTAAAGCAAATAAAGTCGGATTGTCGCTCAATGCCGAATATGTAAAGGCGCGGCTTGATATACTTGATATTAACTTGGCTATCAAGGTCAAGCAGAAAGAAGAAAAGGCGCGAATCCGCAAAGAAAAGCGCAAACTGAGAGAACAAGAACAACTGCTTGTTGACATTGCCAGAGAACGCGCAAAGTTGCTGGAAGAAAAGAAAGCAATGAATATTGCGTTTGATAAAGCGCTGACAGATGATGAGCGTAATAGGATTAAGTCTCAATTAGCTAGTATTGACAAGCGGCTTGATTCTATCGCTTATCGTGAATCGCATAGCAAGGCCGGGTGGCTATATGTAATCACATCACCAAGTCTGCCCGGATTGGTAAAACTGGGCGCAACACGGAGACTAAATCCTACTATCAGGGTGAAAGAATTGTCAAGTTCTTCGCTTCCAGAACCGTACCATGCTCATTGCTTCGTATTTAGTGATAATTGCTTTGAGCTAGAAAATAATATTCATAAATATTTTGACAAAGAGCGGGTCAACCCTGATAGAGAATTTTTCCGTATTGAGCCAAAAGAGGCTATTGATGCGCTAAAAGAAATTTTTCATGTAGATGTCCATTTTGTAGATGAAGATTGTGATGAAAATGAGGAGGATGAATAAATGAGTGTGTATGTGTATGAAAGCCATCTTGGCGGACTTTATACATCAAATGATTGCATCCCGTCTAATGAATTGTATTGTGATTTATGTGGAGACAGTGACTTGCGCTTAGGATGCTACAATACATTTAGAAAATTTATTGAATCAAATGCGGATATTATTGATGCTGATGATGGATGGGGTGGATATAACCTTAAATTTGTAATTGACAACATTGGTCAGGTGTTTGATGATACGTTGACATATGAAGAAGCAAAAGAAATTGTGTTGAATAATAGAACACTTGACGAGGAGGATGAATAAATGATTATCTATACTTGCCCTAAATGTGGCGGTGATATTTACCATACTTGTATTTGCACATTGCCACCTATTGATGTATGGGCTTGCCTAGATTGTGACTGGAAGTACGAAGAAAAAGACGGTGTTGAATATCGCCCATTTGAGCCAGTTAAAGCCAAACTCGATGAAGATTGGACAATGTATGAAAATATTGAAAATGTTATGCTAAATGATTGATGGAAGGATGAATAAATATGGACAGAAGTGAAAAAGAAGAAACTCTTAATTACTATTGTAATAGTATTGATGATTGTGATAATTGCGAACTGATGAAAAAATATGATAGAGATACTAGTGAATTTACAGATCAATACGCTTGTATCTTTCATAAAATGAGCGACGATATGCTTAACAAATGCTACAATTGGTACAAAGAGCTTAACCCAGCAGCTTGTGAAAATACTGAAGCTAAATGCTGCGACAAAGAGCCTAATTCTGATATGGTGAATCATCCATCTCACTATACTCAGGGCGGCATTGAATGTATTGATGCGCTCAAAGCTGCAACCGTAAGCAAGACTGGCATTGAGGCAGTATGCACAGCTAATGCTATCAAATATCTCTGGAGATATGAAGAAAAGAATGGCATTGAAGATGTAAAAAAAGCAAGATGGTATATTGATAGATTGATTAAAGAATTGGAAGAAAAGGAATGAACCAGAGAACTAAGCGCGGCATTGAATCAGCCTGTAGAGCAAGCAAAGAATCTAAATTTCCTAGATATCATCTTGGCGCAGCTCTGTACTATAAGGGCGTATTGCTTGCTACTGGATGTAATAGCACCAAAACAAGCCCATTGCAGAAGCGGCTCAATGCAGAGCGTGAATTTGACCCTAATCAGAGCGGCGTTGTAAATTCGCTTCATGCTGAAATTAGGGCATTGAGCAAAGTAAAATATCTGGATATTGATTTTAGCAAATCAACGCTATATGTATATCGTGAATATGCAAATGGCAATAAGGCAATGGCGCGTCCATGCCCTGCTTGTATGAAATATATAAAAGAATTAGGAATTAAGCATATTTGCTATAGTACGGCTGATGGAATTGCTGAAGAAAGGATTGATTAAATGGGAACTGATATTAACATGATTGCTGAGGTGCGGCGTAATGGAGTATGGGAGTTGTCAACTGCCAAAGTTTTCAAGAATCCATGGTATGACCCAGATTCGGATAAGAAATGGGCGATGGAAGAATATATGAGCCAGCCTGATGATAGTCGCAATTATGATTTGTTTGCCATTATTGCAGGAGTTAGAAATGGTGAAGGATTTGCCGGATGTAGAACCGGTGAACGGTTCAAGCCGATTGCTAAGTTAAAGGGCTATCCTGATGATATGTCTAAAAATGATGTGTTATTTGGCGATGAATATGGCTATGGCTCTTGGCTCACACTGAGAGAGTTGCATGAATATGATTGGGAGAAATTGCATAGAAAATATGGATATGTTGATGAAGTTACATATCGTGATTATATCATGAAGGGTGAACAACCGAATTCTTATAGTGGTGATATATGGGGACGTAATATTATTAAATTGACTGAGCCAGAAATGGTTGATTTAATCAACGGTGAATATCCAAGAGACGAATCAAAGGAATATTATACCGCTTGCTATTTTGCACCAATCACATATAGAGAATGTGCGTCTTGGTTCTATGATGAAACAATGAAAGGACTGAGACGGCTTATCCCAGATGGCGGTACAGAAGATGATGTACGTATCGTATTTGAATTTGATTGCTGAAAGGATTGATTGATGAATGCGGCTAATTGATGCTGATTGGGTACTTGATCATACTAAACCATATGAATTATCAGATGAATATTGGAGCGTAACTGGTGGTACAGCAATTCGGCTTATTTGCAATGCTGTTAACCAAGCACCAACTATTGATGCTGTGCCTGTGGTACGGTGCAAGGACTGCATCAGACGGTACGACACGGACGAATGCCAGATGTGCTTTTTAATCGAAGGAAAATATTACGAATACACGAATGGAAATGGATATTGCGACCGTGGAGAACGGAAAGAAGGTGCTGAGTGATGCGTGAAATTCTTTTTCGCGGCAAACGGATGGATAACGGCGAGTGGGTAGAGGGTTATTTATACGAACACGAACCGCCATTAGTCGGTATCGTATCTGAAAAAGATGAGCCAGAAGCGAGTAAATGGTTTATTGCAAGAACAGGTTTTGCGGATTGGAATATGCCAAGACCAGATGAGCTTGTAGAAGTTGACCCATCCACTGTCGGTCAGTACACCAGTCTGAAGGACAAGAACAGCAAAAAGATTTTTGAGGGGGATATTATTGCCGTACCGTTTGAAGAAGATCGGAGTCCGTGGGAAGAAAACTGCATTTACTATGAAAATGGAAAATTGTATTTCGATGAAATTAGATTCGGATGGTATGTCAAATTTAAAGGAGATGAACTCACCCTGTGGGAATATGACGATTGCGGCGTTACAATCATCGGCAACATCCACGACAACCCGGAATTTATGAAAGAAGGTTCTGACAATGGCTGAATATATCGAGCGTGAAGCGATAAGCGAAGAAATAAGAAAATATTATTACAAAAATCCTCCGAATTTTTCCTATGGGGAAGGGTTTGACCGTGGTCTTGATAGAGCGCAAAGAGCAATACTCGACGCTCCAGCCGCCGACGTTACGCCGGTGCGGCATGGGCGGTGGATATTTGGGAAAGACTTGCCTTACAGCTGGGGGCAAATACCAAAAAATAAATATCATTTATATTGCTCTGAATGTTTAGGACAAGCATTTAACCGATCAGAAGATAACGACCCTGATTTTGATGTGGACACTTCATACTGCCCCAACTGCGGAGCGAAGATGGACGGAGGTGACGGCAATAGCGTTATGTCATGAACAAGAACAAATGATGGATATGGGAGGCATGGAAACGATTTTTGTAGCTATGGGAGAAAGAAAAATGTTGACTAAATTCAAGCATTGGCTGATTAGAAAATTGGGTGGCTATGTTGCGCCATGTATCAAATGTAATGAATATAAAAATACTCTTATTGAAATAACTCGTCCAGTTGAGACAATTAGGGCTATGTATCGAGTTGATGACCCGATATGGGTTAATCGCGATGATGCTCATGATGTTATTAAAAACGCAATTAGGTATGATATTGGAAGTAGTGTAATGCACGGTGATTATATTAAATTCACCGAGCATGATGGTTGTATATATGGAAGTTTGAAGGTGGTGAGACAAGTATGAAAATTACAATGAATACAAATGAAGTATCGGTATGCGATGGATGCTCAAATTAGCACATCTGCAAATTTAACGAAGATGTAAAACGAGCTGAAGCAGAATATAAGCAACTAAGAGAAAATGCAGATTGACCTGAATGTGTAGAAACGACGCTAGGATGTAAATATAAGCAGTATATTGCGAATAGATTAACCAACTATAATGATGCTAATTATACAAGGACAGGTTATCCGTCAAATTCCATATTCAATTCAGATTATACGCCGACTAAAACAACTTAAATAAAATGAAATCTGCCCCAAGACCCTATATATGTAGGGAATAAATTGGGGCAGATTTTTTATTGGCTGCACTTTTCACTAGCAACTAAATCCTTGAGCTTGTTGCTCTGCTTATTGTTCATATTTATGTCAACAAATTCGCGCCGCTGTTTGCCTGTAATACAACTAAGCTGACTGGTCTGAATAATCTTAGCGCAAGCCTCTTTATTTATTTTCTCAAAGCTAGGATAATGCTCATAGACATCTAATAGCCGGTTAGCTATCCATTCCTTTGTAGCTGGCTTGATGATATAAACCTCTTTGACTTTGACATATTCGCCTCCAAATGCCTCTTTGGTTAATTGGGCAAGCCGCGCCTCAAATGCCTTATATTGCTCTGTTGACACATATGGCTTGTAGACCCTATTGTCTATAATCTTGCCCCAATTCGGCGGCATAATCTCATTAACAGCTTTAGAATGGATAGAAAGACAAATCTGATGATCTGGGCTATCTTCTGGCACATCATATGTTTCGAGCCATGTTTCTTTTCCATCTGGGTTGCTTCTTTGCTTATAGAGCCGATAGCCCCTATTCAAGTCAATAACATAACGGTTCTTCATGGTTAGCAATTTGCGCCTAGTCCATTGAGCAAGGATATTATATATAACGCCATTGACCAAACTCATATAGCCATAATGTTCTGAATTTTCTACGGCTTGGCTATATGTATAGCTGAAATTATCATTGACCTCTTGAAACATCCTAAGCAGATTGCTGGTTGACGCATATATAGTGGCGCAGTTGGTCTTTAGAAAGATTTGATAAAGGGCGGCTTCAAATGCGGCTTGATATGAATCTTTATCTAGTTCATTGATAAGGGCGTCTGCTTCAGGATAGACCTCTTGGACAATGTAACGGGTTGGATGTTCTAGAGTATCTAGTTGACAGTAGTTACGGATTTTGTCTAGCTGAGATATTTTGGTGTTGCCGCTTTTAGTTGGAATATCGAGCGCCTTGCATAGCTCTGGATATTTCAATTCGCGCCCCTCTATTTTAATAAGAGCATCAACTAGCTTGCCATCTTCATTAGATGGTAAATATTTTACTTTGTTTGGCATATTATTCTCCTTTTCTATTTTTGTACTTTGATGTAAAATTTTTGTACTTTGTGTGACACTATAATAATACTGCGTATTATATTAGTATCATCGAAAGTACAACTTTTTATCATCATCCCGTTCACTACGTTCACAGATTTATTATACCATATTCTAATCATCTATTTGTTAACAAATTGTAAATTATTATAATTGGGGAGGGGGGGGGAAATTTTTGATACTTATAGAGAAATAAAAATCCCCCATATTTGTGTGATAATCATGATCGCATGGTATTGGGTTTGTTGATTACAGGTTGTGTGGTTTGTTGAAATATATAAAGCGTTACATGGTGTGTGATTTGTTGTGCTAAATGCCATTTTCATCCATTTCTATCATTTTCATCCATATCCCAGCCCCCGTCCTGGAAAATGCCGTCATCTTAAAAACGCCCGAAAATAGCACTTTT